TTATTTCACCCTGAGTTTCTGACCGGCATAAATTTTATTCGGATTTTTGATGCCGTTCAACGCTGCAATCTTCTGATAGGTTGTGCCGTATTTTGCTGCAATCTTTGACAGGGTATCACCGGATTTTACCGTATAGTATACAGCAGATGTTCCTGATCCACTTCCGTTGATTACTTTCTGCACTTCTGCATACCGTTTTCCGAGTACCGTCTTACGGGTATCACCATTGCCATATTTTCCCGCCTTTGTCTCTGCAGCAAGCGTGGAGACTGATGCGGATGCGATATGATTGATAAATGTCTGCACCTCGGAGTAACGACTGCCAAGCTTTGCCTTGCGTGTATCGCCATTACCATACTTGCCTGACAGCGTATCTACTACAAGCTGTAATGTTGTTCCAATCGGCACGACTGCACTGGGGTTTGATGCAGGCTGTGACGGCTTGCTCGTGCCTGTGATTTCAGTTGGAAAATCACGATAGCAATAATTAACATCTACCCGTCCACTAATGCCCGGAACACTTCCATCGGAGCTGTACTGCCACATATCAGCTTTCATCCCAAGTGTACTGTTATAGCGTGCGATCCACAGTGGATATCTTGTCCCCAGTGAACTTAAGTAGTTGTCCCACCATGACTTGTTGCAATACACTCCGCACTTATATCCTGCAGCTTCAATCAGTGCAGCGAACTTTTTCATACGGTCAGCCGCACCTGTCTGCGTTCCCGGTTCCTCCAGGTCATAAAATACCGGATACGACAGTTTATATCCTTTCACCAGTCTCAGCACATGTCTTGCCTCTGACTCTGCCTGTGCAGTTGTCTTTGCATACGAATAAATATAAACACCAAACGGAATCCCCAGTCTGGTACATTCATTTGCATTTCTCTTCCACTGCTTATCGTCCTGTGATGCGATATCATCGCCATAACCACATCTAAGGATAGCTCCGGCACAAGCAGATGCCTTAACCTTCTCCCAGTTGATTACTCCGTTATGATAGCTCACATCAATAATAAGTTTACTCATACCAGCCACCTTCTTTCAGTTCTGCTTTCTTCTGCTCGATCTCCACAGCGTGTTCCTCTGCAAATTTCTCCATAGTTTCCAGTGATGTGCCCTCATTGTCCGAGATTTCCTTTACTGAAAGTCCGTAGGCAAAACTCTTAATAATTTCTTTTACCGTCTGTTCTGTCATGATATTCTCCTTTCTTGCACTGGTGCAATTCTATTTTTTCTTATATGTATTCCGATTCCACATTTCTGTCACGCGTTCCCAGCCACCTGTACTGACCAGGTAAACTATAAAAGCGGCAACGAATGATGCAAAAATGTAATACCACTCAATTACTACTGTATAATATGTGCATAGTACGATCACTGACACGGGTGTCAGGATCAGTGCTGTAGCCAGTGCGACTGCATTGGTCTGTACTTTTTTCAATCCTGGCATCTCTTTAATGACCTGCACGATCACGCTGACAAGGAATGCCAACACTCCGATTCCGGCTAATATGTAACTCATATACTGCATTAATGTTTCAATGTTCATAGTTGATCTCCTTTATTTCAATCCAAATTTCATTGCTACTGCACCAAGAACAAGACCGAGGACAGTCGTAAGAACGTATTTTACAGCTGTCCTCCACATATCTCCGTCACGACTCTCCAATGTTTCCAAGCGTTTCCCTTGCTGCTTCTGCTCGCTTACCATAAGTTCTATACTCTGTGCGAGCTTTTCGACGGAAACGGTAAGTGAATTAATCTGCTGCGTAATCTTCTCCAATACTTCAATCCGCTTGTTCTGACGATGGTTCTCGTCTTCAATCCTCTTCTTAAACTCTTCATGCTCTGCCCTTGTAATTACATCATCCATCTTTCTCACCTCCTTTGCATTTAAAGCCAAAATCATCCGATTGCGAACACCGGGCGAATCCCGTAAGTGCTTGTAGCCATATCACTGCTAGCATCGCCGTATTGCGATATCAGGGTGTATGTCTGCGATCCTGCCACATTTCTTAACCAATAATTCTGTCCGATACTTTTTAATTCCGGGCATAATCGGAATAGTGATAACTGCTGTGTATCGGATGTCTGCTTATTACTGTTGTCGGTGCAAATATAAGTTCCATGCACCATTACTTCGTTCATGAGATCAATAGATGCTGTTATCCAAGTTCCATCAGAAAATATCCTATGTGATATCAGTATATTTTTAAATGCGTCCGGCAGCGAGTTAGCTATTTGATTTAACCGCACAGTTTTCATCGTCGAACTTTTGTAGCCACCTGATGTACTGTTGTTCGCATTCATCTGTCCGCTCCTTAATATAGTATCCGGGACTATTAATATATGAGGTTTTTGTAATTTTTCTGATTCTGGATAACCTACATTTTTCCAGTAATTTATATCGGCAATTCTGTATATCGTGCCATCCCTCTCCCAGTAGTCACCAATATACAAATCCTTGAAGCTTCCATCTCGGATTGTAGCCAGCTGTTCTGCCGTGATCGACTCGCCCAGGTACTGACCCCGAAAGATATTCCGGTGCATTTCCGGTGACAGTTCCGCCTGTATATACACACTGACTGCCTGCTCCACCATCTCAGCGGTAGCCGCAAACTTTCCAGCCTCTGCATCCTCCCGGACTGACTGGGCGATCTGCCGTGTCTCGTCCACCTTTTCAAGAATCTGCTGCCATACTGTCGGCTCAGGATTGGATGGAGTACCACCGGAAAGAGTAGCCGGAACCGTAAAGCTCTTGATATCGGTCGTGATAATCGTCTCGCCCAGTGTACCGGATACTGATACCCCAACCCGACCAGGTGCGGCAAGAGCTTCTGCTGGCACGATACAGGTATCATCTTTCAGAAGTTTCGGATGATTTCCCCCATCCGCTCCCCGGAAGAAAGCAGTCTTTACGGTTCCATCCCATTCCTCTGAGAAGCTGAACTCCGCTTTCAGATACTCCCTCGTCCCCTCTGCTGTCTCAGGCGGCTCAAGATAGAGCCGCTGATTTACTACTTTTATCTTCATGCTTTTGTATACCCCATTGTCTTTCTCTCATCTACAAATATTTTTAAAATAATTTATATCTTGGCATTTCTTCTCCCCACAACAGATGTCGAATCCAATCGTCAAGAACAACTGCAATGGCAGACAAAAGAAACCACAAAATCGAAAACGGAAGACAGATTTGCCCCAGCAGATTGAATGGCATGTTGCTGTAATCCCATACATTCCAGCCAAGCAATAGATTTACGATGCAACCGCACACAAACTCCAATAATGTAATCACTGCCGACCCTATAACCATCTGTTTCGCAAGTGCCATGCTGCGATATTTTTCATTGATGCACCCAATCAAAAAGAACGCTACGCCACCGACAATAAACATTGTCCAGTGGGTTCGTCCTCGTGCAACAACCTCAAGCAGCATATAAATAAGGCCGCCAATCCCAAATAAAATCAGCGGTCTTATTCTTCTCATGATTTTTGAGCCAGCATTGCTTTCAGCGGCTCAGACTGATAATTGACCGGGATATCCATTCCATAGGCAACTCGTTCAACCTCTTCTTTGTTTTTCAGTGATCGAATATAAATTCTCAGGTCACGAAAATAAGTAACATGCCATGTAACATATCCAATTGCTTTCGATGTAATCCTAGCCATGTCCTCATTGCTATAGAACTTGCAATGTTTGTCCTCATCAGACGTGTGCCACGGAATATTTTCTTCTCTTGCCATAACCTGTGCTTGCAGTCCAACGAGGCTTGTCTGGTCGTGTTCTGTCAACGTAAAATGTTCGGTACTTCCATCGGATAGAACAACATCAACCCCTTGTGCAATTAATGCCTGCTGCGTATCATTCATTTCAATTACTTTCGATTCTATCACTTCTTCAAGCGTTTCCGGCATAATTGGAACTGGTTCAGGCTCCTCATACACGCTCCCATCATTGGAAAGAATGTACCCATCATCAAACACCCGATACAATGTTGTGAAATCTTCGTATTTTCCGTAAACGTTTCCAGCATCATTAAGAAGATAAAAGCCGGAAAGATTCTGTTCACACCCTGTAATCTGTATCAGATTACTTGCAATCACAGACGCGAAGCCATTAACAAGATTCATTTTGTCCAAAAATAAGATATTCATGTGTGCCTCCTCACTATGATCTCGCAATCCATACACCGTGGAATTTATAGAAATCTCTCACTGCCGGCGTGGAGAAATAAATAACACCCGTAGTATCAACATATGACATTGCAGCGACTCCGTTCCCCCAACTCTGCGAACATCCTACGCACTGGATGTGCGTTGCTACAGTGGGTCTAAGCTCTGCTGGAATAGCCTCCGAATTGATGCCATACAAGTTGTTAGCAATTAATGTAGTTCCGCTTTTAGCATTGAGAGATACATTGAAATGTACCTCCCTGCCGATTTTGTAAGCCGAAAACGCAGATACGTTATAAAATGGCTGGATATGAAACATTGACTGTGCGTAGCTGACAGGGGTAATCATGTCATACAATTCCTTTACAGCTTTTGCATCAACAAAATATCCCTCTTCCGTGACAAGGCTCACTTCACTCAAGGATACAATCTTATTCGCATGGATATCATTCAATGCCTTTCTTTCTTCTATTATCTCTTTTGCTCCATAGACTGTTCCTTTTTGAGCATACGCAGTCAAATCTTCCAAAGAAATTGTCCCGTCAGTATTGATAGTCTGACGATATTTTCTTTGCGTATTTACGCTTGATAATATCTCATCTTTAAAGTCTAAAGATAATGGTGTATATTGCATCTCCTAACCCTCCTAACATTTTATCGCTGACTGAACTCGCCCCAGCACAATAGATAACCTCTGCTGCGTCAGCTTTTGTGTGGTATAGCCATTGTAAAAAGCAAGGCAGGAGCTTTCCAGTCTGTTCAAGTCTTCGTAGGACGGTGTTCTGCCGTTGTCTATCCACATTTTTTTATCCGTATCAGCAAAAGCAAACGTATCATTCATTAGCGATTCTAAATTATCCTCTAGGGAATTAAATTCGTCCGCATACGGAAAGTCTGCATAACTTGCTTTATCGCTCCCCATTTCTTTCATTGAAACATCAGCATATAGCGTTAGTGCAACTCCCTGTAGGTACGCTATATTGTTTTTGATTCGGTTGTAATCTTCGTAATTGAAGTAATCGCTTTCAGACCAATCTGTTTTTGGCTCTTTCCACATTTCCTTTTCTCCTTGTTCTGAGTCCACCACTCAAAGCTCCGGCATCATATGAAATCTGAGACTCTTCAACCACAGCTTGCAGAGAGGAATCATATTTATTTTCCTGCCGGATCGTGTCTCCACAATCTATCGCTGGCTCTCCACGATAATCAAGTTCATATTCTATGCCGGACGAATAATAATCTCCAACCCATTCAGCAAGCTCTTTACTATGTTCCAGGTCGGAAATTAACGGGTTATTCCATTCCTTATCATTACCACGGTTATTTACCGATTGAACGGTATAGGCTGTCGAAATATTATATTTATACCCCCTAACCGATATGCTCACTTCTGCCCCAACAGAAACACCTGACAGGGCAATTTCCACATAATAAGCACCTGATGACACGATAGATGCCGACTGTCCGCTTTTCCCGTTTTGGATGCTTACAACGTAGCCGTAACTCGGTTCGGAAACATAATAAACAGAGTTGTTTCCGTCATAGGTAAACGTTTCAGAAACAAGCTCATCCAACGTATTTCCTTTTGAGTAAAGATATCTTGTGACTTTTATATTTTTCACCTTGTCGAGCTGCGTACCTATAGGAGTAGAATACAAATCATCATATTCAACCTTATACGCCGTTTCAGATCCGATGGAAATATAATTTACATGGACTCTGCTATTCGATGGCATTTCCGTAAATTCGACTTCCATTTTGTCATACTCTTTGAAATCGTATCGAATCTCAAATTCCTGAACGATGCCGGAACTAATCACCAGTGTGTCATTCAATACATTGTCAGCGTACGTCCGTATAATAAACTTTTTCGGAAGAATATTTCCAAACTCAATAAAAAGTCCATAGGATTTATATTTTGCCTCAAGCGTCCGTGTAATAACTGGATTTTGCGTAAAGGTTCCGTCATCCTTACTGATTGCCGCACTCACGTATCCAGAGTTTAAAACACCAACTCTTTTTAGAAACAAGGATTTTCCATCCGCTTTCCATCCATTTTTTTCATATGTTGCAAAAACATCTTTTTCATTCTGAACATCGACACTGCTCACATCGGAATAGTAAGTTGTTCCATTGGAACTTGTTTCACATTCAGGGATGAATAATGAATGGATTCTGATTCGTCCATATCTGTCATAATCCAGTACGCAACGTCCGGCATTTGCAATGATCTGTAATGCCTCCTTGTGCGTTACGTTTGGAAGTGGATTGTGTACTTTTACTTTCTTCAAATACGTGTCTATGTCGTATTCGTCAGGCGTTATCCCAGCATCAGCAAACACTTGTTCAGCTAAATCATACAATGAAATTCCGTCCGTATAATATTCACCTTTGTGATACTCATCACTCATGAACTGCAATACATCTACAGCCTTAATGGTTGCTTGTTCGTCATCAGCACTCCATTCATGGACATATAAAGAATGCATCTGCATCCACTCAACACTCCCTGAGTCCAATTTATACCCCATCAAGACATTGATTTTCTGACCACTTTCTAAGAAGTTGATTTCAGATGCCGGATTGTCCACGTTGAAGATCTGATTATCATTATTAAGGGTTATTGAAAATTCTGATTGAGGAAGATCATCATTAATAGCAGACAAACTTGTTGTACTACTCGCCTCTTTAATCCATTCGTTGTCATATTCAAGTCCGAGTCCGAACTGAATATAATCAATTCTCACTCGGTTATTTGGGAAACGCATCTCTATGATCGACAATTCGATGGATTCCGTATTCTCAAATACGCTGTCCGTCTCAAATGTCGCATTTGCGTTATTATACTGGTTCACTTCACCACTATCGGTCATGATTGTAAATTTAGTTGGATAATTTTCTCCAAACCGAATTGTCAGACCTTTAATGTCTGACTTCCCACATCCGAACACAAATTTCACACTAAATGTTCCAGCAAAGAGATTCTTCGATGTAATTCCATCTTTTGAATAATCATTTTCACTTCTCGGAAGAAAGTACATTCCACCATCAGCTCGAAACATATTTTTTTCATAGGTCGCATATCTTTTCACGGTATGCTGACTGTATAGGGATGTTGGATCAGAAAAACCGTTATACTTCTCCTGATCCTGCAGCTCCGCAGACTGTTGAGCATCCTGATTAATCAATCCTAACTGGACTTTCATAAAAGATTGATTTCTAACAGGACGCTTCATTAAGTCTTTATATTCTTGTGAAGTCTGATACATTCATTACCACCCCGCATCAATAATGTTGACCTTGCAATTTATGTAAGACAGAACTCTCCCCTCAGAATCGATCTTGAAAACGTCTGCCGTCCTGTCCCCCGGATACATAGTCAGTGTTCGCCAGTTATTGTTTACCATGTCCCAAAACTGAACAGTGAAAAAATAATTTTTATCAAATTCTTTTAGCATATCGGACCATGTTTTCGCATCCAAGTACGGCCATTCAAGGTTGTTGATCTTGTAGTTATCTCTTCCAATTTTCTGACCAACAACCTTATTATTAGCATTTCGAGCAGCATTTACCGCTGTGGTAACTACCATATTGGGATACCGTTTCGGTGTTGGAAACGGCTTTCCATTTATCCGTATGAAATTAGATATATGCCTTGCTGCCATCTCCTACACCTCCTAAGTTGGCGAAAAAGAAAAGCCCGCATTATTGCGTGCTTTTGAAATCTGCTTATCAACTCTCTTACTATCCATATTTACACTCACGTTTTTCCTGAGTATTGCTTTCTGATATTCAATAACCTCTCTCAATAAAGCATTCGTCTCATCATTTGCACGCTCCACACCGGAACTTACAGACTCAACGATTTGGCTATTATTTGCTACCACATGGCGATTTCCAATGTTTCCGATATACTCAGAGCCGAATCCATTTTCATTTGCCACATAAATCTCACCATTGAGCGGCATTCCACCAGTCTTATATCCTTTGTATCCTCTTGCAGTCCAACCGCTATACAGACTTCCATACCTTGATACTGTATAACGGATAGATGCAAGCATATTGGATAACGGGTCATAGATATTGGAGCTGTATCCCTCTAACGCATTCGCTTTAAAGGTTGAATCAATCACCTGCATCAGACCCTTTGACGGAGTTCCTTTCTTTGCATTGGAATCCCAGTTATTAATTGCATAAGGATTTCCACCTGACTCATGTTGCATCTGTTTCAGCAATGCATTCAGATTGTCCTCTGAAAACTGCTTTGTCATCTGCAATGCCTTTTTTGCAAGTTCTCTCCACTGCTCAACTCCACCGGATGGCGAATAATCCATGCTTGTTCCACTGAACAGATCCTTGACTTTGGAAACCACTGAATCAAACAACTTATTAATGGATGTCTTTGCAATAGTAAGTCCGGGTTCTAACGCCCCAGTGAAGTCAGTAAACTTGTCGATAGCCAACTGAACCAACTTTTTAGGATGCGTTGCATAATCAAATACATTTCCGGTAAAGCTTTTGAATGACTCCCACGCACTACCTATAAGATCTCCAATACCACTCTTGAAGTGTGGCATACTCTGCATCTGCATAAGAGCTGCTGTCTTTCCAGCTGGAAGAACTTTTGTTCCCTTTGGCATAGGCAGTACCACATTGCGTCCTGTAGGAATAATTGTTTTTCCGTTCGGAAACTGAACTAGCTCACGGTATGTACTGCCGGATTGGTCATTTACGACTCCCAATGTATCATGAGCAACCCCGTTGGTTCCTGTTGCAAATGCTGGAATCAGGTCGCTGTCACCTCCAAGTTTTTTGTAAATCCAGTTTACAGCTTTCCGAACCGCATCCAACGCTCCCTTAATCGGCTTACTAATCCACCCCGCAACTTTTTCAAAGTATCCACCGATATTATCAAAAATTCTGGTGATGCCGCTATAAGCTTTTTGGAATGTTTCACTAAACCACTTTGTTATAGGTTTTACACTGTTGCGAATATCAGATATCCGATCGGAAAACCATGTTCCAATAAATTTAAATGGAGCTTCTGCAAGTGTTTTTGCATCAGAGAATTTCTTAGAAAACCAATTAGTTACTGGCTCAAAAACATATTGAATTCCCTGCCAAATTCCGGAAAAGAATCCATCTCCATCAGACCACGCCTGCTGAGCCACTCCCCATCCACTCTGAAATCTAGCTCCAACTTCTATCGCCGTATCTGTTGCTTCTTCCCTAATGTTCTTAAACGTTGTTGCAATACCTATGGCTGATGTAGGTGGAAATGAAATTTCTGGAAGCTCAACCTCTTCTCCAAACATCTTTTTGATTATTTCCTGTCCGAAACCTCTTGCAAAATCATTTGGCAAGTCAAGCAACGCATCGGATAATGCCAGAAAAAATTGAGCAAGATCCCATGTGAGTCCCGCCCAATCAATTCCGCAAATAAAATCCACAAGCTTTTGCCCTATAGTTTCAAAGGTCTCATCATCATCTAATGTGTTGATAAAGCTTGTCATTGACTCAAGTATGCCTTTTACAAAATTACTGAAAGTCTCTGCCGTAAGTCCCGCATCCCAATTTTCAAAAAAACCAGTTATGCTACTTGCCAAAGATGCACCCAAATTAGACCAGTCAAAATTTATATTGAATGCATTGGCGGCATGAAAAGCTGTATTTATAGAATTAGCAACGGTTCCTCCCAAATCATAAAAAAGCCTCGGTGAAATCAATCCGTTAAGGAATGTCGCCAAGTCTTTTCCAAAATTATCGGCCTTATGATAAACAGATTCCCACGGGATACCCTCCAAGGCGGAACTTAGTTTATCCCCAATGATCGCTCCGATTTCAGTGAAGTCAGACTTTGCTATAGCATCCTTAAACATATCAGCCAATTTATTCATCGAACTGGAAACTTCAATCGTTTCAAACATTTCAGACGGAGATGGTCCGCTCGAACTGCCGCCTGAACCGCTACTTCCGGACGAACCACTATTATCATTCGGCTGGACAACGTTCAGCTCATCAATTCCCAATGTATAGTTCTGTAAATCCTTAAGAGCTTTTTCAGCACTGTTAGCTGATTTCTTGGTTGTATCCAATCCAGATGCATAGTCTTTCCAGGCCTTCTTAGCTTGTACGACATATCCTTTTCCAGTAAGAGCTGCCATAAACTGGCCAACTGCATTCAAAGCACTTGCAATCATATCAATGAATGTAGATATATATGGACCTACCACATTAATAATCGGGGCAAAAGCGACAGCCCATGCATTCTTCATGTAAAGAAGTGAGCTAACCATGCCAGAAATACTCTTGTTATACTCGGAACTATACTGAGTTAAGTTATCTGACCCTTCTTTGATTGCCTGTTTTATCTTGCTTATTAATCCAAAAATGGTTGAAAACATGATGGATGAACCAATCATTCTTCCAATCGACATTCCTCGCCGTGATTGCTTGGTATTCGTTGACCCCATTAATTCTTTTAGTGTTTTTATCGGATGTATAGCCTTACTCGCAACCGTCTTTGCATTTGCAATCGTCTTCGCCATCTTGTCGAAAGATTTTTTCACGGAATTAATCCATTTTCCGGCACCCTTAATATTACCGACAGCTCTTTTGAACCCGTTTGCAATCTTCGTGGCTCGGCTCATCGCAGCGGCAGCACGTTTAGCCTCTTCGGCTCCCATTTCAGCCTTTACACGCGTCCGCATCTGCCTATCATACTGCTTCTTTGCGGCTGTAACCATTTCCAGTTCAAGAGCGACTCTATCGTACTCTGAATCTCCCTGTCCATATCCTTGAGTTCCAAGGTCTGAAAGATTTTGCTTCAACTGTTTTATTTTGTACTCAAGTGTATTAATTCCCTCTTGTGCAGTCTTCGTGTCAATAGATAACTCAGATTTCGCAGCATCACGCATTTCTTTATCATACTGCTTCTTTGCGGCTGCAACTTCTGCTAACTCTCTTGCAACAGCATCATATTCCGGGTCGTATTCTGTAAATCCCTTAGACGCTAATTCGCCAAGGGTTTCCTTTAATCGCTTTATTTGCTCATTGAATGTATTTGCTGTGCGAGAGTTCATGAAAGAATCAAGCTCATTCAACGACCTGCCAGCTTTCCATGCATTAACACCAAGCCCATCAACTACATCACTGAAATTTCTATACTGTGCAACTTCTTCGCCAAAGGTTGCTCTCATCGCCTCCGGGTCATATCCCATAGATTCTGCGGAAACCTGATGTGCTTTTTGCTCGGTCGGTGCAGTAGCTGGTGTTGATTCTTCACGTGTAATAGTAAAATCTTTTTCGCTTTCAGCATTTAACTTTCCAAGAGCCTCAGTTGCTGCATAGATGGCATTTTCATACTGGTTCATTTGCATAATTTTTTTGTACCAGTCTTTTCCACCTAATGTGTCTGTACCCTCCAGGGTAACCATATCGCTTACTGCTTGCTTGACACGGGTATACGCACGTTCATATTTTGAAATTTCACCCTGAAGCTCAATCGCTTCCATAGATGAAAAATCCGTTGTCACCATAGAATCCTTGAATTTCTTATTAAGATCATCAAGCGGTGCTGCCGGATACTTCAAGTCGCTTCTAGTAGCTTTCTGCTCGGCAGTTCTTCCGGTGCTGCGTTTGAGACTATTCGCAATCTCATTCGCCCTCTCAAGTCCAGACAAATCCATCTGAGCACCGAATAACTCAGCAAGAGATTTTCCAGTATCTTCAACCCCCTTAACAGATTTTGAAAGCTGGCTGGACTCTTCTTTTGCAGCTTTAATGCCGGTTGCGAGATTATTTACGCCCTCAATTACACTGTCATAAGCAGAATCTTCAAATCCCTTTGGTTTTTCATAGCCTTTGGAAGTGTCATAAAAATGCTTCATGGCATTGTCAAGCTGAGCAAACTGATCCTCAACACTTCCACTTTCTTTCAAGATACTCGGAAATTGGCTTTGCAGTGCTGAGTAATACTCATCCATAGGCGTTCCGCTACCTGTTGACATTTTCTTTTTTAATATCGGAGAACGTTCCTTATAGCTATCTCCAATGGATTTCACAGTTTCAGGGTTCAACTTAATCTTTCCTGACTTATTAATCCACTCATAGAGTCTTCTATATTCGTCAGCCGTCTCTTTTGCAATAGAACCGTTCTTCGCAGTAAGATTTCCCAACTTCTCAATATCTTCCGTAAAGCCTTTGTAAGGATTGCCGGAATTTGCCGCAAGTCCCTTGGCAATTTTTTTCGTAAGGGATTTTACCTGATTCTGAACGTCTGCACCCGCAAGATTTAGATTGAAATTCCTTATGAGATCATTTGCTAAATCCCTGCCAAGTTTTTTGGCGGACGCTTTCATGGCATCACCGGAAAGCAGTTTATCAAAATCAACGTTTTTGAATGAAAATCCACCCTGAGCCATAATCATGACCTTTTCAAGTGAATTTGCTACTTTTTCAAGTTTTTTATCTAAGGCACCTAATGCCCGATTGGCACGACTTGCCTCTGCCTCAACGACTATTTCAAGTCTGTCAATTTCGTTTTCCACTGCTCTCACCTCGAGTCCGTATTGTTTGCCCTATTCGCCCATGCTGCGAAATTAGCTGCTGCTATTTGCGTATTTTGGTCAATGATCTCTTCCAGTTCGTCCTCTGTCAGCTCCTCCGAATGTTCATTTCCAACAATCATATGCTTTTCAGGGTATGATGCTTTTTTAGACAAGACACATCCAATCGCTTTCAGTACATAGAATCCATTCATCCATGCAGATATATCCTGCATTACAGCTACTTCACGCTCACGATCTTCCTGCTGCTTCTTGTAGACGCTCAATGCTCTCGGAGTCATATTCCAAAATTCCGAGTAGCCAATTCCACATCTAGCAGCTATTGGCAGCCAATACTCATAAATGAACTGCGTATAGCTTTCCGCCTTAATTAATCTTCCTGCTTCTGATCCTTGCCGTCTTCTTTGTTCTTCTGAGTTTTCGGAGTTTCCGTCTGAGTCACTCCGAGCATTTTTTGGAAAAAATCGGATTCTGACACTGCCTCCGCAAAAGCATTTGTGATATCAACAATGTTTCCACCGCCAAGTACGTGCTGAGTAATCAGTCTCTCAGCTTCCTCACGATCGCAGTCTGCCGCCACACAAGTAAATCCCATTGCGATAAGTAAGAGCTGTTTCTTACGGAACGCATCAATGATTGAGAATCCCTGTTCCTCCATCTTTGCGTATTCTCCAAACTGCATTTCTTTTACTCTGTATTCTTTTCTGTTGATCGTTACCTTTACCATTTTTAACTCTCCTATTGACACTCCCCACAGATAAAGCATGGGAATTCTTGCTTCAACCACTACTGCATTGTCTGATACCATTCGGTATCTCAATGTCTTACACAGTGTCCACAAGCTAGATTATACTGTTCCCGTATGCCCTGCGGTGCAGTTCATATGTTCTATTGTTTTACGTTTACTATGCTGACTGCATTTGCAGTCCTTTATTCAGTCTTATATCCCCATAGCTAAAGCAGGGGGCTTTACGACACACTGGATAAAAAATAAGAGCCGCCACCAGGCGGCTCTAGCAAATTCCAATGTTAAACAGTATCAGCATATTAAGATGCGAATGCTGTGGCTGCCGCTTCTGATTCGATCGCAGAGTCTCTTACAATCGTAATGGTCATTTCACGTGCAGCGTTTACATCACCGCTGTTGACCTTTACGCTCAGAACTCCTGTCCAAGAGAACTGACCATCTTTACCATCAGCACCGAAATCCAGCTCAAACACCTGCTTCTTACCAGCTTTTGCGAGAACTGCCTTATGTGTTTCTTTCGTGTAGTTCGCTGTGAACTGCATATCGTCTGCACTGCGAACTCCTGGAATAGACGCTTCATCCTCATCGTCCAAATCGGTTACTGTAATTTTCTCAGGATCTCCACCGAGATCAGGGTAGTTCTTAATAGGACACAGCTTTGCAACCGTTGCACCAGTGTCACCACATTTCAGGACTGTATTAATCGTACTCAATGCTTTTACTTCTGCGTTTGCCATTTCTTCTTCCTTTCTACCGCTAACTATTGCGGTCAGCGAATGTCTCCTAGCGACATCCGGTAAAATACACATTAAAATAGGGAGTTTTACGCTCCCTTAGTTTCAAATTTCTTTATTTCATCCACCGATGCAACAAGTCTGTTAAATCTCGCCACAGTACGATAAATGTTTGTGTCTGATGCATTTTCAACGGGTTTTGGACCGTATGACCGAGCATACCCCATTTTTCTCATAGCATCGCAACATTGATTTATGATATTTTTTGATTCGGTAATGTTCTTATTGGAATAGCACTGAATTTCCATCACCGATTTTACAGCATTCTCTGAATTATCAAGATCCATGCAAGCATCCGTGTTGTCAATTTGCACGACTGATACTGCCGGAAATGATGGTGGTGACTTGCTGGAATAATTGGATACATTTTTACAAGTTTCTGCCACATATGTTTTTATATTGGTCAGAACCCTATTAGATGCGTCAATCACTTCCAAACACCTCCTTTGCAATACGGCTTATCACGCCCATATTTCTTAACTGTTGTCCAGTCTCATACATGAATGGACGGGAAATCATACCGTTTGTCCAGTGCCATTCTCCGTCTTTAAAGTAGTACCAGCCAGCTTCGCCATGGCTATTCACATCATACTTCCATCCCGCCATGGACTTGTTGGGATGAGGCGACTTCTCCCCTACTACTCCCGTTCCAAACTCAACATACGCAGCCCACGGGCAATCGGTATAAATAACATATGTCGCACCATTGTAGATGATATCTCCCTGTTCAAGCTGCAAGCTGTTTAAAAGCTCTCCTGTATAAACAGCATCCTTGCCGGATATTTTTATGCGGGCGATCGCTATACCTTCCTCTGCAAGCCTGTAAGCGAACTCTTCACAATTCTCCTGTATCCGGTTGTTATATAGCCGAACCTTTCGACCAAGCCCTCTGAAATCTTTCGCTGACAGTCCCACTGTGTACTTAGGCATTCTTTTTCCTCGCTTTCAGTGCGACAACGACGCCGTTCAAGCCGTCTGCGATACCAGCAACAGTGTAGTCAGCCGATTCACCGTCAGTGGTTCCATCTGCATTCACATCCGGTCTGCTTTTCCAAATAAGAGACTCCTCTGTAATCGGAAGATTTTCTACTGTGGACAACGTTCTTGTATAGTCAAGGTTCGTTCCAAACACATCTGCATACGCAGTTCCACGGCTTGCTGACAATGAAGCATAAAAAGATACAGGAGAACTGTAACCACTGTCGCAATCTCCTGTATCGTCACCATTTTCATCCAAAATATGTACGTCTTTGACGTAATTTGCATACCATAATTTCTGTGTATTTCTTTTCAAGTTTCTCAATACGCTACCCTCCACCTAAAATGCGTATATGTCCCTGCGACCTTTCCGGCAGTCACCGTATTGGTCACGCACAATCTTCTGCAACTTAACCCTGTTGCCGGGAGATAATCGGATCACCTATACCTTTCTCAAACCACTGTGCATATAGCAACAACTCCTTCAAGGTACGTGCTTCGCTGAACCCATGTCCTAGTTCCAGTGTTATCATTATGAGAACTTTCCCCCTCAGCACCAATCTGATTATAGTCGTACAGTGCAAGATTGCGAATATTGGAGTAATACCGCTCCATATCCTTTTCTATCATCTCATCGCTATATTCATCGGGATAACTTCTTATCCTCTTTACCTCTCGATAGGCATTTTTGATCTTGGAATTAAGAGCCAACAAATCAGCACTTTCCGATATGCACAATTCCTCGATCAATTCTTCACTTATTTCATATACTAAGCTGTCCATGCAATCACCTATTTCTTTGGTGGTCGTCCTGCCCTCTGTTTCTCATCTGCCGTTCCACTTCTTTTTGTCTCGGAATCAGTGGCTTTCTGAACCACCCGTTTCCATCCACTTAACGCAAATGCGGAGGCCTGAATTTCAGACCCCACGCTCATCTTAACTCCATTTTTTTCAAATGTGATAATCATTATCTCTTACTCCTTAGTCTGCTGGGTTCTGGCAAACACCGATAGCATCTTTCTTCTGATTCAGAACAAAAGCATCGTAGCGAACACGTCCTTCTACGAGGCTACCAGAAATTCCCGGTGCATCCTCATGAATCTTGTACTCAGCAAGTTTAATTGGTGATGGCATAACCACTGGGTTAGTGATTACAAAGTTTGTTTTCTCAGGGAAGTAAGATGCAGGTGCTTTAATGATAAGAACTCCATCAACCTCACCTACAAGTCCTGTGATAGCAAGCTGTGTAGCCATATCGCCTTTCTTTGTAAATGCCTCGTCAAGTTTCAGCATATTGTAGAATCCCGGAGTTACGATACAAACTCTTCCACCTGTCGGAACTTTCGCATTGTCAAGAATCTCCTGTACAGCAAGGAATTTCTCATATGCGTTTGCTTTTGTTACAGCAACGTCTTTTACAACGTGTGATACGTCTGCTCCGGCAACCAGTTTAGAGATACGGTATGTATCAATCTCAGGAATAATAACCTCGTCAATCTGACGTCTCAGCGCAGCAGCCGCAGCCATTGTTCCCATTGTGTCATCTTCGCTCTTCTTGTCGATTGTAAATGTGAAAGCTCTGTCTTTGGAGAGAATCATCTCCTGAACTTCATTCTCAAGCTCTGCCGGTGTTCCGTATCTGTTAGCTCCGTCTGTTTTGTAGTCTCCCATTGTTGCAGTCGGTACAGAAAATACCTTTACTGTGGAAACTCCAACCCAGTCATATGCGTAGTTTACAAGTGCAGATGTGAGTGCACCAACTTTAAATCTTTCATCCACGATCTGTGAATACTTCTCAGCGTAATTAACAGCCATTTCAATTCTCCTTTTCTAACTTTTTGAAATCAGCGAACACATCTTTATGTGCCCGGTATATACTAGGAAGATTAACCGTTGAATCCTTTCAGGAATAAATCAGTCTCTTCATCTTCGCCCTGTCCGGCATTTACTGGCGGTCTACTCTTGAGCCATTCTGTCTCAGCCTCTTTGATAGAAGCATCCTTGAACTTTGCCATGTTCTCTGTCACTTTCTCCATATCATTGTCAAGCTCCGCCCTGGCCGTATCCTTCGCCATGTCAGCAGACATTCCAAGTGCAAGATAGCGTTTCTCTGCCTTTGTCATATTAACTTCATCTTCAAGCCCTTTGACATATCTCTTCCGCTCTTCTTCTGCCTCGCGTTTAGCCTCTTCTTCCTGTTCCTCCGCAGTCTGTTTAGCCTTTAACTGTTTTCTGTAGTTGGCGGCTTCTGAGGATGCCTTATTGTAGTCATTCTGCAACTTTGCACTGTTGGCTCTTTCCTGTGCTAACTGCGCCATCAGTTCTTCTACAGTAGGCTCTTTCTCTTCCGGTGTGTTATCCGGATCCTGATTCTGCTGTCCCTGTCCTTCAAGGTTTTTGTTTTCTTCCATAATTATCATGTTCCTTTCTTTCGCGTTTAGAGTTCTCTCTCATAGTTACGTTTCGCGATTATAGACTTCTCTGTCTTTCGCGTTTGATAAGGCACTTCTCTGTGCCATGTGTGTGTGAAAATCAGCTATGTGCTATAGCTGTAATTTCTAAAAATAAATTACCGTGCATCTGCAATTTACAATCTGATTCGCACTTGCACCAAGTGATGTATCTTTTGGATATAGCATCCACGAATCCCCAACATGGAAAGCTTTATTAATCGGGATATATTTCCCGTTCACATCAATGTGGTCGATCCTAGTGGCCTCATCAATGATTGCTTCCCATCGTTTCATTGTCTTTCTGGCATTCACAGCTTCCATGTGTCTAGCGTGGTTTATCACCGTGTTTACTTCGTTTTCAGCCATAAACCTCGCTCTATCCAATGAATAGTAATAAGGTTCATTCTTGTGCCGATTAGTGCTGTCTACAACATCGTATGAAAAGCTCTTAACATACGTTTTAAGGTAATCATCGACTTCAACGTACTTCCTAAGCACTTCCATGTAATCATCTTCCATGCACTGCCTAATAGGCTCGTAATTGGTATTATTCGCTTGCTCTATCGTAAACAGCCATATCATTGTTGTGATAAACACTTCTTCAAGTTCTTTAGCCATCTGAATCCTTTCAGATTTTTCTTCTTCCGGAAGATTCATTTCTCCGAAATACATTTCAAACGGCATACTGCGTTCATTTTGGACAAGAGTGTTTAATTCATCAAATCTAAGATTCTTGAACATCGTCACCACCACCATCATTGGTACTCATTCCGTCTAAAATCGGTGAATTGCCAGTTTGATCGGACAGGTCAGCCATCTCCCTTTTCTGTGGTTGCTGCTGAGTATCTTTCTTTATAAGCGATTTCTGATACTGTTCAATCGTTTTTCGACTGTCAGCCCATGCCTGTGCCACATCTGGGAATAAATCAACCTGCTCCATAGCGACACGTCCATGCACTCCGGAATTAATCATTGCAACCATTGAATTAACCTTTGTAGCAAGATCATAAGTCTTGTTCCTGATGAATTTTGGCTTAACATCAGAAAACTTTAATTCCCGAAGCGGACTGTCATATGGGATACTGTTTGTTTTTTGAATTGCAATCAGTTCAAGTTCTACAATCTCCGCTTTTCCTCGGCGTAAAATCTGTTCTTCCTTGCAAGCACTGTTTTCAGCAGCACTCCAACCGGAAGACATATTCATTGCAGATCCAGTAGAGCCGCCACCGGGATCTGTCTGAACTGGAACGTAAGCCTTTTGTAAAATCATGTTACGCTTGCTTACGATATTTTCTTGCACGCCCTGATAATCAAAGGTGCTTGAAACAGCCTTTAACATTGGCGTTCCACCATTTCCGCTCTGCGGTGCGATAATCCATTGTCCTCCAATAGGAGACTGAGTTTTACCATCACTATCTTTCGGCAAGTCGAATCCTGTACCAAAAAATACTTCCTGAGTTGTCTGTGCTACGCTGTTGGCGAAATCAGACACCTCTACGTTCAGTGCGTTCATATCAGAAATCTGCCGTTCAAAGCATCCCATTCTGTCCGTTGCCCGGTTAAACTCCACAATCGGGATCTTGCCGAACGGATTTGTCTCTCCGCTTCTCCCCATAAATGACCACGGATTTTCAGGCTTATTTCCATTTATAATTTCTCGCATATCTTTAATCTCATAGCGAGTATCCGGCGTGAACACTGTATAGTACACCGTTCCGTCCTTCGTCCTGCGGAAAGTAACACCAGCAATCTTTTCTTGTAACGCTGAATTTCTGTAGATGCAGAACGTAAACAAGGGATTTAGCGTTGCAAGATCAAATGGAGCTAAACCATCATAAACCTTTTTGATATCAACGAACTGATAACCAATTCCGTTAATTTCAACGAATCTGCCAAGCTCCTGATCTTTTGAAAAAGCATATTCTGAATCATTCAGCTCATTCAACATGGAAATCGCATCATCCTGTGAATCATTCTGTTTATCTGTAGATTTGCTCAAATCCTTATTTCCACGTTGCACATAGGTGATTGGCTGCCCCCAAACATATCCGAGCTTAAACTCGGTAATTTGGTTTGCGAGATTATCTTGTACTCTAATATCAACGTCCTTACGGATCGTTTTCTTTCTCACAAGTGGCTGAATACCTTTTTCGTACCGCATCAAGGTAACCATATTGTTTGCATTTTCCATGTGGACAAGCATCGCTTCTTCCAACACCTGAAAGATATTTTCTTTTGTAATCTTTTCCACATCCGTATAAATCCGGCGTCTGCCAGTTAATTCAGGATATACATATGCTTTATTGTCCTCGGACACCGAATCTCACCTACCTTTGTGTAAAAAAGAAAGAGCCTCACGTGATGACGCCACGCAAGACTCAATCCTTGAAAAAATGAACGAATTACAATTTCTTCGATTATAAGTATAGCACTCTTAATTGTGAATTGTGTGAAACCTTATCGGGAAACATATTTTGACAACCTCTTTGATACAGTAGAACGCTCCATACACATTATTTCTGCAATCTCCTGTTGACACAACCCGTCCTTTGTGTACTCAAGAATCGCCTTGTCCTCAATGTCTTTGCAATTTGCTATCACATTGTCAATCGCAAGTTCCAGCTCATTCAGATACCGAATGTCTGATTGGATCTGCTCTTCAATTATTCGGCAATCTTCTTCCCATTTCTTCATCTGTTGCTGCTCATACTCCGTACACCCAGTAATAGTAAATCCTCTTGCTTCATACGGGAACTGCGGATTTGACCCATAAACCTTTCCCGAATAACAAGATGGACGCTTTTCTATGTACCGTTCAAGCTTTTTCTTATCCTTTTCAAGAAGGATTCCAAGTAACTTATAATTTGCGATATCTCTTCTCGTAATTTCCATTCTCTGTATCCTCCTTAAATTGGACTTTGTATAATTTGTGCCGCCCTAACGAAACCAGTTGTAACAAATAATGCAAAACTCGCCAATCCGTCCGGCACATCATCGTGTGGATTCTTCCCACGCACTGAATAACTCAACAGAAATCCCATCATTCTTCCGTAATCATCTTTCGGTTTATAATGTTCACGATCCCTAAAGAGGACGTGCTTCTTTACCCAATCTGCATTGACAATAATCTTTGTTTCCTTATTAGATTCCGTGTACTTTGTGGTTATGTTGCAGGCACCGCCTTTTTGCTCAACAATCTTACTTACTTCAAGTGCTACACGGTCCCCACCATTGTTTGACTCGAACTGACACTGTTGCATTTTAGTATTAACTATCAAATCCGATGTCCGCTCATACTGGATTCCGTAATTGGAATTATCATCACAAACACAGTCTGTAAGATAAAAGTCGTTTCCGTACTGCAACATACAAGGCAAAAACAAATAGTCAGTACCTTTATTTTTCGTATCGCAGATGCCCCATACAGCGTCAGGCTCAGTAACCGGCAACGTAATGAATCTCCGCAATTCTTCATCTGTATACAGGAGTCCTTCACGTTCGATAGGTTCATTCTTATACAGACACTTGTAGGTGATCTCATCCATTGTGAGTTCCTGGTCATGGAAAAACTCAACGCTGAAACCATTGTACTTGTAATCGAAATTCGACTCCCCAGTGATAGGGTCTATGTCCGGTATGGCAATAAATCTTGCCCTGTCATTTCCATCGTAAATATCAATTAGTCGCCCAATGACATCATGCACGGACCATCTCGTAGCAATATGGATTTCTTTGCAGCCATCCATTTTTCTCTGTTTGGCGTCAGTACCGTAGATTCTCCAAAGCTTGTCCAGAATATTTTTATTCAATGCTTCTTCGATACCACCAATCAAATCATCACAATACAGATATCTATTTGCACGGACTTTACCGGCATTCTTACTTCCAACAGATGTACACTGGATATTTGAGAACGGTTTGTATTTATTGAAATTTATGGTTTCTCTCTTGGCATTTGTGCTATGAAATTTCACGTCTGGGAAAATCTCTTGCCAGCAATATTCATCTGAGTTCGTTGTAATATCCATAACCCCGTCATAGAACATTCTGGTAATATCTCCACTGTGTGAGAAAAACAAACTGAAATCATCCGGGTGTCTTCCGATTATCCATGAACAGAAAAACTTTTCAAGAGTGGTGTTATGCGTAATGATATAATCATCTGTAATATATAAATGACTTTCATCATCAATGTAAATGCATTGGCACTCTTCTTCACCGATGTATTCTATCTCTGATATGAATCTCTTCATAACTTTTCTTTTTGGAGTATACTTTTCAGCTTTTCTTGTCAGAGAAAATATACTATCCATGCCAGAGGTAAATTGTATGATAATCTCAAAATAATCATTGCATTGTTTATACTTACCATTTTTCTTATATCCGGCTTTACGTTTGTTTTTACTTGCATAACCTCCAAGAGAATGAACAAGTTCGCATACATCATTTGCAAGATGTTCTGAAATTGTAGCGTATGTACAATAATATTTTGAAGCAGATCCGTCTGTATCCATAAGACCTCTCAAAAGCCACAATCTCTGCTCATAACTTCCATATAGATAATCTTTCGGTATGAATTTATCTATACTCTTCTTTCCGAATAATCCGAGCCTATCAAGTTCTTTTCTGACTAAGCTTCCAACTTTTGCATTATCGCCTTCATGTCCACTAACAAAATATGTACATCTCTCTTTATATTTCAAGCTATATCCATCAGGTAAAAAACTGTCAAATCTATCCAACAATTCTTTGTCTACAGAGCTTAGCAAAACACTACCACCAGTTAATCCGCCATCTCCGATAAGTGCACCGACAACATACGGGTGCAGGGAAAATTCTTTTTTCTCAAAACAATCGATCTTAGGAACATAATCTATTGAATAATTTTTTCTCTTTCCATTCTCCAACTTGTAATTTTTAAGCATTTCAGACAGCTCTACTGTCCTGTATTTTTCGCTACCATCTTTATTCTTTCGTCTGCGATCATCTCTTGTTTGTACCGTCCATAAGTGATTATCCGAACATCTCGTCTTGGAACCATCATCGAAGGTCACCTCATACATCTTTCGCTTCTTTCTTGGTGAGATACTAAGTACGGTTGCTACTTTTCCTGTTCCAGAAATTACCTTTGTACCTACTTTGACGTCCCCCATTTGTATAAATCCATTTGGCGTCAATATCTTTGAATATAAAGGTTGACACTTCTGCGTTCCCGGTGGCATGGAAATTGAAAGGATGTCAAGTTTGTCATCCTCAAGATCCTGCATTGCCTGAATCAATCCATGCTTATTCAGTTGTTTCCTTTTCGGGGAGTAGAAGCGATCCTGTTCTAATCGTTTTCGCTCAAGATAAAGTAGATAGCTGTCAAACAAATGAGGTGCCTCAAACTTTAAAGCTTGCCAGTACAAGGTTTCAAACCGCACATCCTGATTCTTTATCAGTAATCTCTGAGCCGATAACTTAACCGCCTTTGAGAGTTTCAGGCAGTATTGCAGATAGTCATGATTATCCTCATACATATTCAGGCACAACTGCATAATATTATCCCATGTACTATATTTATTTGTATCCTGCATTTTCAATGCGTTTGCTAATCTCTTATACTCTCTAAACTCCATGTTTCTCCCTAAATCAAAAAAGAGCCAATATCTGCAATTTCTCACAAATATCGGCTCTGGCTCTTAGGCTCTGGCACTAATTATTCTTTAATTTCAACAATTCCATTCTGATCAATGATTTTAATTTCAGCTCCCCAGTAAGACTTCACATATGATTGCATCCCAGAAATAATATTTCTAAGTTTTTCATTTTCAATCAATAAAGAACTCATGTCATCTTCAAGATTGGCAATTTTCCTTTTAAGTTTCTTCTTTCCCATGAATCTTCCCATCCTTAATCACTGGATAATACGCTTTCTTACAGTGCTTACACCAAATCGGCGTATTCTCAATATTGGAATTCTCTTCTATCCGCTGTCCAGTCTTATGACCGGCCGGGCAGTGATACCAACCATTAACGATCATGTTACTCCTCTGTATGACAAGTGTTGGTCAGTTTCTTGTACACATCTTCATACAACTCCTGTTTGTCTCCATTGTAAGTATACTCAGCATAGATACCATCGCCGCTGATATCAGTTGAAGCAAGGCATTTGTAGTTCTGCAAAGTCTTACAACTCCATACCACAAAAACATTGCTTAAGTCAATCGGTGTTTCTGGTCTGTTCTTCCGATACCATTCAACAAGTTTCTTCTTTGCTACACTCTGAAAGTGATTCATTCCTGTAATAATCATGATTAATCCTCCTCATAAATAATATCCAGCCCGTAAGCAACAGCAGCAGCATGTTCAATCTTACATCCTCTTGCATTCTCCCAGCCTTTACAGAAGTACGCTGCATGGCACAGAGACATATTCTCTAAGGACTTAGCAAGGAAACATAGTGGAATCTGTACTACGCCACGTTCTTTCATGGATTCGTTGCTGTACCACTCATCTGTGAAAAGAGTATTCACAACCTCATATCCTTTTTCTTCAAGAACCTTAATTGTTTTCTCTCTTGTTGCTACAATTTCTGCATCCGTCTTTCCGGCCATTGGCTGACTTAACATTGCTTTCATCATGATTAATCCTCCTGTTCCCATCCATCTTGAATCATTTTAGGTTTATACACATGTTCCGTATATCCTTGTCCATTGCAAAGGTCGCATTCTACATCGTAATACTCGTAATCATCGCAACATTCCCAGTACTGAGCTTTATTGCGCTTCTTTGTGATTTTTCCAGTCCCACTACACTTTGGACATTTATGGATTTTATTTCCCTGCATTTCTTTTTGCAATTCTGCTAAAGTTGTATTCTCTCCATAAGTCTTGCACAGCCTTACAACATCACATATCTTCATCGCATTCTCCTCGTTCTTCCATAAGTCAACAATCGAAAGTGGTATATGATAATACGGTTGCCATTCTTCAACAGTTTCCTTTGCACCCTCGATTGTTTTGCATATCCATACCGGTATTCCGTTCAATGCATTGACTACTGCATATTGGCAATCCGGATATTTATTCCTAGCATTATCAAGTGTTAATGTATTAGCATTGCATGAGATATTATTTCGACTGCATCTCACTAAATCGAAGATTTTTGCTAAATTCATAAATCGCCTCCGCTGTTATCGGTTCTCTGCCAATGAAAGAACCATCACCACAATAAGCACTGAATGTAATATTGCCAACAGTTACATTCGAGAAAAGAGAAAATGGTATCACTCCAAGTTGTGTTACTTCAAATTTCGGGATAAATTCATCCATTCCACATCCGCATACTGAATGAAATTCTAGGAATCCAGTTACTTTCTGTCCTGTTTTCTCAACATAAGCTTTTAACGGATTAGGTACTTTAGTTATTATTTTTGCTACTCCGCAAACATCCAGTCTTCCGCAAGCATGTCTGCCTGACTTGCAAGCCATCCCATCTGTACTCCTGATGTTCCGACAAATGCAATAGCCATGTTTCCGATAGCATCATGTTCACAGTTTACAATTTCTCCATCTGCTGTTTTGTAAGAAATGCCAGTGGCAAGCTGAATGTACTGCTCCTTTCCATTCCAACCTTCACGAGCTACTTTACGTCCTTTCTTTAATTGCTTAATAGCTTCACTGAAAGAAAAAGTTGCTTCACCACCAAGTGCCGGACAGTTCGTGTCATCCGCAAAAATCCATTCATCGGAGCAAATATTGGTAAATGTATAATCTACACACTCGGTTCTACGAACATCAATGTCCTTACCATCTTTTGTATGTATCAGAATTGACTGCACCGGAATGCACCAAAACCAATATCCCGCCCATGATGGAAGTTTCACTTTCGCTCCGTGTTTCATTGCTTCAAATGCTTCTTTAAATGTCATCGTTCATCCTCCTTTTTTCTAAACTGGCATGGCAGGAATCGAACCCGCGACACTTCGGTTAACAGCCGAATGCTCTACCGTTGAGCTACATGCCATTAGCCGACAGACCAGTAATCACCTGTCGCTGCTACGGTTCTATTGTTGCATAACGAATTAGTAAAAATCCACTTTTCCGGATAACTCCGCAGCTAAAAATCCGGCTTTCACATCTTCAAACATGATTAGGGTTTCCCCTTATTCATCAAGGTAGAAGCCATATTCTGCCAGTGTGATGATAAGTCTGAGCGTCCGGGGGCGACCCTTTGCTTCTTACCACGGTCAAAGCACACATGGGATTGATACCCATAAATTTCACGGTTCTTTCAGATCATGTTTTTTCTACTTGCATTCCTTATTCCATATGCTAACATCGAAAAACTGCTTATTGAAGAACTTGCCATACCGCTACTTTAACGAATTTCTTGTGTTATACTCTGATTTCTCAGATTCAAGGCAAATCAGCTTATTTGAGATTTCCAGCTAGCCTGTGGTCTCTCACACCATCTTCACATCACCGGATTATTCTTGCACTGCAAGCGTCTATTCTACGCCGACCACAAGGATTCTGCATTTGACTTCTCTATGATGATACACTGCAAGGTATTGTTGACGATGTTCGTCTCCTCCGGCAGAATCACTTCTGCTGGAAAGAATCAGCTAATCCAGTATCCCGAATTAACCTATCTCATTACCATCGCATCTCAGCAGGACTGAAAAATCCATCTTCACTGAGTTAATCATGTTTGAATAGACCGAATAGGGATCGAACCTATAATTGCGGTTTTGGAGACCGCTGTTTTGCCAATTAAACTATCGACCTACAAGGTAATGGGGAATCGAACCCCAACATACGGAGTCAAAGTCCGTTGCTCTACCGTTGAGCTATTACCCGATAAAATTACTGCATTCGGAATCGAACCGAAACCTATTAGCCATTCGCTAATCATTCTGCCGCTTAAACTATACAGTACACTGGAAAATCACTATGAAAGAAAAAGGTCTCCAGGAAATTCCACTCCCCGGAGAGAGCTACCGCCCGGAGTCGAACCGGGAACCTGTTGATCCGTAGTCAACCGCTCTATCCGATTGAGCTATGATAGCATATTGCTGTTTTTAAAATGCGATAGTATAAGGAGCGTCATGTCATGACATAAAGCATTCTGAGAACAGCAAAACTCAGAAATGGCGGATGTCGGAATTGAACCGACTTTTCAAGGTTATGAGCCTTGCGTGGTAACCGTTCCACTAATCTGCAACGCCGTATGGAGGAGTCGAACCTCCAAGTCGTTTCCGACTGAATGCTTAGCAAGCATTTCCAATACCATTATGGGAATACGGCATACTGACTGGGTGAATCGCCATTCAATTACTCTCTGTACCGCAAAGAACCCAGTCAGTCATACATATAAAAAGGAGGTCCCAGTGTTGCCACACACTGGAATTGGTGGAGTAGGATTTGAACCCACGTAGTCACATGGACACCTAATTTACAGTTAGATCGCTTTACCCACTTGCATATCCACCAGCAACCGCCATCTGACAGTTAGCAGCAATATTTATCGTGCTGTGCGTTGCACTATGCGGTTATTTAAGTATCGTATCGTCTTACCGCCAACCTACACGCCGCTCTTTTGTTCCTCAAGCAGTAGTTGGAGATTTTAAAGTCTTTACTGACTATTTGTTATCGGTTACTACCGTATCCGCTCCCTGAACAGTAACCCATCCAAATTTGTTTCTGGCTTCGGCTTCTTTCATTCTGATAAGCTCATCAGTGATTGATTCACTGACAATTTTGTTCGACTCTGCCTCTGCCTTTGCTTTCGTAATCTCAATTTCTGCATCAGCCTCCGCCTGTAATTTTTCAGTCTCTTTCTGAACCTTGATTTTCTGCTGTTCAGCCTCTGCCTGCTGTTTTTCCTGTAATGCAGTTACCCTGCTATCAATAGATGCCTTAAGTTTCTTGTCTGGGTGTACATCAATAATTGACGCATCAAGGACTTCAATTCCATAGCTCTTGCTAAATTCTTTGTTCAGATATTCTGTAATTTCAGTGTTAAGCTGCGATCTATTGCCGGAATAGATATCCATCATAGAATAATCAGTTGTCACTTCGGAAATTTTTGATTTCAGGACAGTTTTTACACGACTTTCTACAATGTCATCTCCATCCATTCCGCGAAACCTTTTGTATGTATCAACTACGGTATCCGGATTGTATCTGTATGACATCTGAAAACTCACAGAGATACTTGCGTCATCAGATGTGGCAACCTTAAAAGAGTCATCACCCTTACTACCCTCACGCTTATCCTTTGACATTACGAGAATCTCATTACTTGTGGAAAACTGTTTTACTTTTTTAAACGGGGATACGAAATTCAGTCCAGGAGAAAGTGTTTCTTTCTGAACTCCGTCTTTGTAGTTGTATACAATTCCAACTTTTCCTGTGTCAATAAATTTGCAAGATCTGACTGTGAAAATTCCACCTGTAATTGCTACTGCCGCAATAATTCCAATAAGTACGCCCTTTTTCATTCTTCCTTGTTCTCCTTTTCAATTTCCTTCTTTATCCTTGCTTCATCTCTTTTCATGCTGAGATAAACCTTATTTCCTATCCATGCAACTGCGATTGCGATTATGCTAAATGCAAGCACGGACAGAAGAAATATTACCCACATTTCTTCTTCCTCCTCATTCTGAAACCATGATATTTTCTCCAGTTGTTTGAACCGAACAATACTTTCCAAGCAAATGTCTTTTTCAAAGGTTCTGCATCAAAGCTCAAAGAAACTTTGAACTCATTGGCAATTTCCCCTTCACCAACTTTTATGTCAGCATCAGCAACCAGTTCTTTGGAAATATCATGAATCAAGTCATCCTGAATCAAACTTCCTTGCATATAAAATTCTCCTGTAGGTAGCATACCGCCATATGCATACTTGCTTTCATCCTTCTCGCTCACTAGGTAATCCTCCAAAAAGCTTTTACATCTTCTATCCGAAACATAGCTTGCACAGATCCATTATCATAAAAACAGATGATGCCCAGTTCCGTATCTATCGAACACATAGTGCCACTAACGTGATACTCACCTTTTTTTGTTTCGACTACATACGTTGGAATGATGAACTTAACATCCCCATAAATCGTATTATCCATATTCACCTCATCAAATCGCATTCACGCTCTCAAACGCTTTAATCATCTTCGGGAACTGAATAGCGAACCAGTCAACAATAGTTTCGTCATGTCCAAATTGTCTGTAATGCTCATAATTGGCTTGCAAACCACTTTCAGCGAGAAAAGCGTGAATGATTTCATGCCGCAACTGCTTTCTCATCAACTCATCAAAACCACCAACCTCATTGACGTTATCATCCCTGATTCTAATTTCTCTTGATGTGTAATCACAATAACCATCAACACCTTTATCTTTGAATGGTTCTCTAATCACTTTGTATTCAGTTCCAAGAATATTTACTGTTGTCATTTGCTATCCTTTCAAAACATATCCTACAGACACTTAATAATTAAACTGATAATTGTTACAACTACCATCGCGAACGTAACCATGTAGGCACATCCGAGCAGGGCAAAGAGTATTTCCTCTCCCTTTTTGTATTCGTTTTTCAAGACAATCCTCAACCGATCTGCAACATTTAGCGTCCTTAAATACATTTTTGAGATTATCGTAAGTGCAATGCTGATGACGACTAATATCATCGTGATTTTAACTAACATATCCATCCTCCAAAAGAGCCTTTTTGTTTTTGGTCGTTATTTTTCGGGGTGAGGCTGTGCCGGGTGTACCATCCACTACAACCCCTGCCGGGGGATCTCCAGCAACAAGCAATGCTAAAATGCAAGCGGTGCATCAGCAACCCGAACATATGTATCTATACGATAAATAACCATTTTCAGTATAGATTATGCACTATATTTTGTATGCTATTTTGAACAAACACAATATATTGTTATTTAATTTTAGTTTAGCATTATGTGCTACACGCTTATTAAAATAAGTCAACCGGATCATCTGTATCCGCATCACCTGGAAGTGCTTTGGGATCTGCTCCGATGTCGGCAGCGATTTGTTCAATACTCTTTTTCGCTCCTGTGATCTGCTCTTGCTCCACTGCTTTCGTCTCTGCCATGCCGTAAGCAGCTTTGGCGATGAATATCTTATTGGCATCCGTTCCCTTGCTATTCCCCAGATTATTCACTAAAAAGCCTTTACAAATGTTCATCCATTTTTTAACCGTGTCAGAGTGTTCCTGGGTCCGATAATCACCATTGTTCCATGATGTAAACGTTGCCCTATTGATATCCACCAAGAAGCTAAATGCTTCCAGTGTTGGATTAACTGAATATTTACTACACAGTCTTACATACACACTAAATATATTATCTAATGCTTTTATGTCTGCATTATCTGGCTTAGATATACGGTCTGAGATATAAAAAAGCATATCTACAAAGCTATCTTTTACGATCTTTTTACTTTCCTGATCCACACGATCTATCTCTAATTCATTTTTGATATATTCATCAGCGTAATAATTAATGTCATGTCTATATATCTCTATTCCAGCAGATGTAATATCTGTATTGTCTTTCATTTTTGTTCACCTCCAAACTGTAAAAGTATAATAAAAAAGACCGCTCCCCATTATGCAGTAACGTATATCTGCTATACGGGTCACGGTCTAATAAGACTGCCAAGAATTGTATATATTATAATCTGGCTATATACTGCCTATTCACTTTGCTTGGTTAATATATTAATCTAATATTTTGCAGGTGTCAACCCCAATCAAAAAAGTTGTGCATCCGCTTGCGAAATGCACAAGATATAATATATATTCTTTTCTTCTCTTCTCTATTCTATTCTTATCTGGGTTACCGAGTGGTATACCAACCGGTTACAAACCGGTATACCAAGCATATTTCACTCTCTGGAAGTGCAAAAAAGACAGCCCCAAAGAGCTGCATATCTTGACTAATCAGATTAGCTATGATATTATAATGCTGTCGCACGGAATGGACGCTTTCCGATGCGGTTCCGGTAGCGATTCCGCCGGGCAAGGATTGAAATAATGGCATTCAAAATGATGTTGGTGTCACACGGATTGAATATTTTAACGTGAGAAAAGAGCGGGGCAGAACCCCGCTCTTATTCGTTTACGCATTTTCCTCCGTAGCACTCATAGAATTGATCTGTTAATCTTCCGAGCTGGTCCGGTGTTAGATCTTCTTTCATGTCATCTGGAATCCACTTATAGCAAGCCCTGAATGTCTCCGTGTTATTGCCTATTCTGCAAGCTTTCTTGACCTGCTCGAGCTTATACATTTCTCCAAGTTCTTCTAGCGTGATTTCTCCAGATTCAACCGCATCTCTTCCCTCTCTGGTCAAAATTTCCATCGCTTTTCTTTTGCTTATTGTTCCAATCCCTTTTATCTTCACCCTGTCGTCCTCCTCTACTCTGCAAACCGTTCAAGAAATTCGTTTACATCTTCCAGTGATCCAAGCTCTACTTTTTCGCTGTTCGGATTGTCTGAATAATAAAAGTTGTCGCCATCTTTCCAGAATGTAAAAGAACTATCGCTGTATACTTCAAAAGCTTTTCTTGTAAGCTCGTTCGTTCCGGTAAATTCATATTTTTTCATATCTATTTTCCTTTCTTGTAATTGATTTATTTTATCCAATCTGCTATAATTAATTTACTTGAGAGCGGTGGCAAGTTCCGCTCTCTCTTGTGTGTCTGAGCTGCTCCGTCAGCTCTTTTTTATTTCTTCAATTCTGGAAACTTTATCCCCAAAATATCCGCCAGTGCTTTCAATGCCTCGTATTCGTTTGTACCCTTTTCAGCTTCTCTGTTCAAGAATCTCTGCATTTCTTCCTTGGTCATCTCTTCCATGTTTTCTCCTTTCTCCAGCTTGCCACTGGTAACTTGTAAGCTTGTTCCTTACAAGTATTATTATATATTTATTTGTGCCTAATGTCAATACATGTATATAGAAATATTTGTGCTTAATTCGCTTTTGCTTTCTTTCTTTCTATTTTATCCAGTTCTTTTAATATTGTTTCTTTTATAAAGGCGTTGCAGCTTTTCCCGGTAAGCTCTTTTATTCTTTCTTTCGTTCCAAGTGGAAACTGGCAATTGACGCGATCAACTGTTTTCATATATTCCGCAACTGCTTTTCTACGTTGTTCTTTCTGCTTCTCTGTATATTCTGGCATCTTTCTAGCTCCCTTCCTATTTTCTTTCATTATAGTATATTAACGCCTTATTTTCAATGCTTATTTGTGCTTAATAAATAATAGACAAGAACGCTATTACATTTGTGCCTAATATTTGTATAATATGTCTATTGTATTTGTGCCTAATATAATGTATTATAATAACTGTAAACAAGATACAGCAACAGCCACACAGAACAAACAACTGGACGCCCTGAACCACTCAAGCCAATGAGGACATAAGCAAGCGATCTGATTAATTGCAAAACCTGAGGCAGTCGCAGAAAAAAAGAAAGAAAAACGGAGGACGTAGAAAATGAAAAAGACAATGATTATTTTAGCCAGCGTGGCAACACTCATTCCATATTCAGCAGCGTACGCTTTAGCGTACCTGTTCAGCATGAAAGATCGGGAGGATATGTTGACGCCCGCAGAATGGATTGCCCTCTACAAAGAGTATGAAGTAGAGGACGAGGAAGAGTGAAAAAGTAAAAGCCGGCACACCTACCACAAGCGAACCGGCACCAATCAAAAAAAATAATAAGAAAGGTAAGCCCATTATAGCAGGGCGAAAGGAAAAAGACAATGAGAAAACTTACAATTGCAGAGAAAAGAGAAAGAGAACTTAGATACGCAGTAGAAAAATATAATATCGAATATGACGCATGTAAAAGTCTTATGAATCGTTTTTACAGACTAAACGCAGATCTCGAAAGACTTTCACACCTTGAAAATGATGAAAGAACGTGCAACCGTTTGAGCACGAAGAAACTTTCCGAATCAACAGACAGAAGATCGAAAAAGCTTAATTCTGACTTTTGCAAGTATGGTTTATGCCTGGACTACTTCGGACACCTTGCGACAATTTGTGAAAAGGGAACAACAAGAACAGCGATCGAGGGCTTTTACTACGATAGATAAGAGAGGGAAAGAACAGAAGCAGAAAAGACGATTGACATATTCAACAGGATCACAGAATAGAAAGGACGGTAAAAATTATGAAAGATTATACAAAATTTATGAAGTGGGCGGTTGTTTACTTTATCGACAGAAAGACACAGGACGACAGAAAAAGCAAGTTGAACGTTGAAGCATTATTTTCCAGCCCAGTACAAGCAGAAAACAACTATATCACTCGAAATGATGTAAAGCGTTATATTTTGCATGTTGATGACCTGGATCGATTCGAGGAGTTCTACAACTTCTTACAGGACTTAAAAACTAAATACGGGAAAAAAGCTATTTATCATTTAGATGAACAGTTTTTCACAGTTGAAGAAGAAAACAAATTCAGACAGCTTTTAAACGCTTGGACAGATTTAGAAGAAATAGCATAAGCCGAAACGGTCAGAAATGACCGTCAGCCGTGGGATAGTCTCCCGGCTCTGATGATGGCAGGCGAGAAAGGAAAAAAATGAAAAATCTCAAATTGACCGAAACAGAGTCTCGCCGGTTGTGTCAGCTTGTCCAGTTGACAGCTGACTACCGGCGGGGCAAACTGCAAAGCTGGCAGAAAAGCGATCTTGATTCTGCCAGCGAAGTAGTGCAACTACTCGAAGACATAGAAAGAGTAGCCGAAAAGATTAGAAAGGAATTAGCCGGATAATTTCCGGCTTTTTCCAGTACAAAAAACGAACGGGAGGGGACGAAAACGCAAATGAAAATCACAGAAAAAGAATGGCTGAACCTGTACCAGTCGGTCAAAAATGAAGAATGTGACTGTATACACTGGGACGATGCCCCGGTCACGTCTCGATCCGGCGGTATATCCCACTTGCAGCACATACTGACGAGATCAGCCAAGCAGGTCGGAGCGGTTCAGCTAACCTGCATACTTGTTAGGGACGGCGAGAATATACCGCTATCAGATATTCAGATCACGGACCCAGCGGAGTTGTTGCAGCATATTCCGCACCGGGCAGAGGTTAATATTCTGTAAAAATAAAGCCAGCATCGACTTTCCGGTATTGGCGTTTACTCGTATTCTTTTTGTATCTGTTCCATACGGCTGCTTATTGCGTTCCGGACGGATTCCGGCAGATTCTGAAAACGTGGAACAATTCCAAAGAAGTCAGACATAACCAGAGCGGAAAATGCATTTGCATCTACTTCCAGCGATTGCAGATTGTACTGTTCGACGCTAATTTTATCGCTTGCTTGGTATCCTTTCAGGTCTGCACCGTTGGCGATCTGATAAGAATGCCGCAGCTCGTGAGAGATCGCAAAGAACAGCTCAGGCGATACGGTCATATCATCCCGGATTAGTATCGCATCCGGTGTTAATGCCGCTATTTGCGTGCTGGTCCGCATCCGATCAGCAGACACGAATTTGATAGCAGGTACAGATATATCTAATATCTCGCAGATTTCCCGAGCGAATTTGATGCAGATTTGCTTTTTATCCATGGTGCAGCCTCCTTTTATGAGTGTATAATATCACGGCTCATTATTATAGTATTATTCACACAGCAAAATCGCATCAAAAAAGGACGCTGAAATTGACTCATTTTTCAGCATCCAGATTTTAGACCTCCTGAAAAAGTACCGACATCTTTTTTGCGGAAACTCTTCCGGGAGATTTTCTTGCCCTAAAAACGCCCTAAAAACGCCACCCTTCGGACTTTTGGAACGCAATAGTAAATTGCCACATTGGACAGAGCTTTTTAATTCTCCGCTATACTTTTCCTATAATCATTTCTTTCTTGCATCAACTGCTCAATATTGGATTTTACTCCACGCTTTGCATCTGAAACCCTCATGTGAATTTGTTTCTGCTTTCTCCTGCAATAATCACTGCAAAGATTTGTTGCAACATCAGAATGAAACTGTTTTCCGCAGTATACACAGATTTTAAGACTATTCTTTCGTTTCTCTATCTTTTTATCATATTGACCTGATTCTATATTATACCTCTGCTTATGATCTCTCTGCCATTCCAATACCGCCTCACGTTGGCATTCATCTGAGCAATATTTTTGACGACCGGAATTTACTACATATTCCACACCACACCATTCACATTTTGCGACACTCCCGATCGGTCTTGCAGTTCCTTTCTCTCTGTGTCTCTTTTCGGCATCCCTTTTCCTTATGACCCTACAGTTCGGGCAGTAAAACGCCCTTGGTCCACCACTAAACTCGGCTCCACACATCTTGCACGTCCTGATTCTCATTACGTCAGACTTTCTTTTTTTTGCACATTCGTCACAGTACAATTTATCGAGATCGCCATAGAAAGCCTTACCACAGTCAATGCAAGCCCTTTTTGTCCTATTCTTCATTAAAAATAGACACCTACCATTCTTCTTCGTCAATCAACCCAAATATCTTTTTATCCTTTCGGAAGTCCTCTTTAAGTAGTCACTCTTTTCTCCTGATTCATTCGCATTATCGCAATAGTACGATATCTCTTTCAGCATATGCCGCCTGTTATCATCCTTTTCCTGATCCACGTCCAATTCTTCGCCCATGAGTCCGGCGATAAGCAAATTAACCTTTAACTTATAATCATCATCCATCATAGCATCTTTAATTAAAACTGTCACATTTCGCATTTTTGTACCTCCATTTTAAAACACTCCTTAACCTATATATACTACATCACATTGATTCCCGATAGTCAAGCGTTTTCACGAAAAAGCAGATGACCGTTTATCAATCATCTGCCTCAGTACACTTTATTCCACTATTCCAGCTCTAATGTCTATCCCTTGCCTACGCAGTCACTCATCTGGCTCTTCCTTCAAATATGCTCCCTGCTGCCTGGTTACAGCCTCATACGCTGGAGTCTTGAACCTCCTCACCGCATCTATTGGCGGCCTTGTCTTTTCAAGACGCTTATAATGCGTTTGGAAATTATTATCCATTTCAGCTGGACAGCTTCTTTCTTCTGTACTTCGTTTCACGAAAAATCACTCCATTCTTCCGATGCAAGCCAATCTTCATATCCTGTATGTCCCTCGTAGCACATTTCCTGTGCTATACAATCGGAGCAGCATCTTGTTATTTTGCACAGCATATCAGCCAATTCCTTGTCTGTTGCTTTCTTTATGCGGTCGGCATTTGTCATTTTCTCAGCCATTTCATAACGCCTCCAACTCTTTTTCATACTCTGATTTTTTCTGTCGCAGCCACTCACACAACTCTTTTTGGAATCGGAGCGACTGCCCATAATTGCAGGGAAATGAGCTGGATATGTGTAATCCATCCCCTTTCTCATAGTCCTCAGTCAAGCTCCTAATGCTTTCAATATCTTTTTCCAAATCTTTTGCTCTATTTAAAACGTCTTTAGTCATGACTTTCCTCATCCTTTCTACCTGTTTCTACTGGAACTTTCCTCTTGAAATGTTTCTCGCATCCCGCAAGATCGCAGTTGTAAAAATTCAATGGGTTTTCATTTCGGTGTAGCTGCCATAATATTTTCCTTTCAAATTTGTCGCATGGCTTATACTGTTTCTATGTTTTTGAGTTTTCTTTGCAGAAGCTTGATTACTTTATAATATCTGTAATTCTGTCGCAATCCAATCTTTTTGACATATCGAAACTTGATTGTAAATTTAATATGTTTACAAAGAAAATAGTTGCAAAAATCAACGGGTGTCAGATGGTTCAGATGTTCAGAATCACCTATAAAGCCCATAAAGCCATTCTGTTCATCATAGCTAAGTGGCTTTGTAAATACATAGACGATGCTGTCGGTGGCAAACTTTTCCATATCAGTGAAGTCTTTGTTTGCCGACTGCCATCTTAGTCTGGTCAAAAATATGTTATGGTCTTTTATAGGATTTTTTTTCTAATGTATTGCACATAGCATTTTTCTCCATTCTTCGAGTTAATCGGTTTTTTATTTGAATAAATTTCAGTTTACTGCGCCTATTCTAATCAATATCTGCATTATTTTATACTTATCACATTTCACGTGTTTACAATTTCTACATCTCAACAGAGATGCTTTACTACACTCAATCATAAAATCGCTCCTCATACCAAATATCTGCCATAGCCCTTGTCAGTTGGACACCCTCCAAAATAGTGTATCGTTCAGCCTTTTTCTACTCAATTACATAATCTTCATCCAATAATGCAATATCTAAACCATTGAAATTGTAATCAGATTCAAACCAAGTGTGATTCGTTTTTATATACTGTATTGCTTTTTCTCTTGCAGATTCATAGCTATCCGCTTTTATTACAACTTGATAGCTATCGTCTGCAAACCTAGCTATATACAATTCCATATTTTCACCTCAATCTCCCATGAAATCGTCATTCAATCTACCTCGCATTGCTTAGCACCGGATTTCACAATCTCAATACATTTACATATTCTTTGGTATTCATTAATGCCATGTGCTGGTGTTCCGTCAATCAGTTCCATGTCTTTGAAATCTTCCAACATATCAACAACCTTGTCCACGTCATAGGCTGTTGGCTGTTCTTTTAGCATATCTTCAATATCGGGAATACAAAACTCGTAGCCTCTCCCTAGATACTTTGCAATTTCACCACTCGTAATCTTGTCAGCATCAATCAATCTCATTATCTTCCGCTCCTTAACATACAAAAAAGTAATTCTGTCATAGATTTTTTTCTTAGTCCCATTCTGCAAGGCTTTACTACCTTTAATTCCCACCCCGTCACATTCGCATCGCCTATCGGCGTTAGATTCTGAAATTCATCCTCCAGCTCTTTCATGCATGGAACTGCTACCATAATTCCCCAATATTTAGATGATTCCGGGTTGCATTGGTGTAAGTGTTCATCAAACTTACCGTTTTGCAAATCTGGTATCAAATCTTTGTAGCATTCCATTGTAGTTACTATATAGTTCTTTTCACCGTAGAAATTCAATCCATTACAGCTGTAAACATCTTCCTTACAACTTTTGATTTCGTAGCAAGTAAATATTCCTTTTTCTATCCCGGATATGGACATTTGATTTACGGGCGAAAACTGCATATAATCCACACGTTTTGCCTTGGATGTCCACGGGTCAATGCTCACTTCTTTTGCATAATGTTTTCCAAAGACGTTTAGTTTTGTACGTTCAAGAATATGTGACAGGAAAAGTGTAATTTCTTTTCTATTCATCTTCATCACTCTCCTTTATACGGCTCTGGAAGTGGCATCCAAGCAATAACTTTACAATTATCACAATCCTCGTTCCATGAACCGCTTTTGTTATACCATCCAATACTATATGTAATATCTCCGTCATACCACTTTAAAACTGTTATTACATCTTCAGAGCACCTATCTCCTATAGATATTTCCGGCGATCTCTCACTACATGGAATCCAACCCGGATTTCCTAACTCACCAACTTCTTCTGCCAGTTCATCCAATTTTGCGTGGATAAATTCTAATGGAACTCTCGTTAGCGTCCTGATGTCTTCCTGTATTTCTTTTAATGTTCTTTTTCTGCTCATCAATCATTGCTCCTTATCGTTATCTGAATCCCAAGTTCCTCTTTGATCTGCTGGATGAAATCATCCCATGTTGCAAGATCATCTACGATACACTCTGCCTTAAGATTCGCCCTTTTTATAAATCGTTGACATCTTTTCGCACCAAAATCAAATTCATCATGCAGGGTAGCCACTGAAAGAGTTAGCATAGTATCAAGAGTCATCTCTTTTATTTTGGTGCAAGCCTTATTCAACTCTTTTTTGCTCATTGCTGTATTAATTCCTTTCGCTCCACGGAATTTAATTTCTTCCCGCAGAGCATCCACGCCATCTTCCTCTACGATTTTCAATGCCAACAGCAAACCGTCATTTCTGCCTGATGCATATTCATCAATCTTTCCCATGTTTACACCTCTTCATCTGCTGGAAACTGGAATATAAATCCAGATGCAAGCAATTCTTTTGCAATTTCCATATCCACAAGCGTATCTCCCTTTGGAATAATACGTCTGTTGTATTCCGCTGTTGCATAATGCTTTCTGCACATCTCCATAGCCTTGATTGCTTTCTCTTCGGTGGAATATTTGCCTAAAATATAAACTCTATCTCCTTTGTCGCTGTCATTCCCTGGAAACGTTCCAACGATTGTTTCCATATTTCCTGAATACGGGGAAATTGCAATCAATTCATAAGGTGCATCCAGTAATCCGTTCTGACTAATGATTCTCATAACTAACTCCACCTTTCGTATCCCATGCACAAATGTCGCAATCCTCAGGACATACGTTTGCCTTTATTGCTCTTTCGCACATCTCCATTTTCAATTTCCTATCATCCTCAATATCCTTGATAAAACCGAGTTTCCTCAAGATTTTGTGAATTAGTGATTCCTTCTTCATCTTTAACCTCTTTTTTAACCAACAGTTATAATCGCCGGATTTACAACACCGTCACCGTCATATCCATAATCTTTGTTGTGCCATTTTCTTAGACATTCTCCGTATTCCCAATATTGAGAAAGAATACTGACAGCTGCTCCGTACATAAATCCTGTAATTCCATCTTTATCCGCTTCATGGCTCAGTTGCTCTGCATTATCAACAATAACTTTCATTTCATCGTCTTCTGATGCTTTTATCTTCTCTTCCATCATTCCAGCCCATCTTTCAGCATATGTAAAACACGCTCTACCGTATGGATCACTGTTTTTTTCATACCAGTCTTTATATTCCTGTTCTTTACCTTTTACAATTTTCATCTTCATTCTCCTTCACATAATCCGGGCATTCTTCCATGTATTCATATTGGTCTAAATCATCACACAGAATATTGCATTCTTCGTGCTTCTCGCATTCCATACAGCATTTCCGGATGCCTATGTCTACGATACATATCCGTTTACATCCCATTTACTCTTCCTCGTAATTCATTACAATTGTAATTACTTTTACAAGTATTTTCTGAATCTGATCGTAAATGTGGTGGTCATCACTGCCGAAGTGAGCATACAGCCTTGCATCTTCTTTTCCTCTGTCGTAGCAATTTTCCATAAACTCAAAGCAGTAAATATCATCTTCCTCAATGATTTCTCCGTTCTCTCTCCACTCATAAAGAATACGTCCTTCTACCATTTCGTTTACGATATCGTCAGAACACTTTCCACCGTTCAGATGCTTAATGCAGCAATCAATATATCCTAACTTGTCACAATATCTATATTCTTTTGCAGTTTCCTCTGTATAACCTCGGAAAGACTCTTTTATCTGCTCTTCAAAATCTTCCGGTAGATCGAAAACATCTACTTCAATACCTCTCGGCAATTTAACCATATAACTTCTCATAATTCGTTCCTTTCTCCTTAAAAATGCGTAAAAAAATACCAACCACCGAATATTGATGGTTGGTAAAAGAATATTTATTTTATTTTTGAACTTATTTCCATTCCAAGAATCTCCTCATTACTTGGTTTTCCTTCTTGGATTTTGTTTAGCAAATTAGTAATCATTTTTTCAAGTTGATCTACGTTATGCGCTAAGCTTCCATCCATTTGAGCTCCGTTTATTCCGATAACACGACCACTTCTTATTTGTTCAAGTTTGGTGCTTATTTCAAGTAGCTCTGATGAATATTTTTCACTGATTTTATACTCCAATTTCTTTTCACTCATTGGCATTTCCTCCCGTACACTTTATACGGAAATTATACCATTCCAACCATCAATATTCAATTGTCAAGGTACTTTATTTGTTTTAAGCTGTATAATCTTCAAACCGATCACATGCCATAAATGCAAATCTTGAATTTACCCATCTCTGCATCCGTTTCAGCGGATCACGCTTCTTCAATTTGTATTTGTCATAAATCATCACATATGGGGCATATTCCAAATCCCTGAGTGTGTATATCCGGTCAAGGTCTTGTTCCAATGTTGTGTCAAATCCACATAAGACATACACTGTCATTTTCCGTCTATCCCATCCAGTTAATTTCTGAAACATTTGGAATTTTGGTACAATGATGTCTTTATCCTGGTATCTATCCCACGCAAAATGAATCTGCTTAATCTTCATCCGCTTGATATATTCCGCTTTTTCTTCGGTCATGATTCTGATGTCGCATCCTTGTGAAAAATCTATCCAAGCCTTGCTATCAATAAGCTGTTGGCTCAGATTTTTCCAGTCTCGGCAAGCGAACATGTTCGGATCCAGTAGAACAATATTCTTCTGACCATTCCAAAATTCAGATAAATCAGATACCTTGTGGCTTTTCTGCCCCTCTTTTTCTTTCACGATGCAGAAATCACACCCTCTCGGACACCCTCTTGTCAGAAATCCATAAGCTGTGTTATTGCAAAGTTTAGGATATAGACTGTAATCAGGATAGATATGTTCGATTTCTTCTGGTAATGGCTTGCCACCGGATGGATATTCGTATCCTGTACCTCCCTTGACTATTTCTCCAGCGCACACTGGATGAGGATAATCCGGTGTAAAGGTAAATACCTTGCTCATATATACCCTGTCTGGTGGATTCAGCCATGCAGTCAGCGGATCATACCACTCGACTTGATCTCCGTTCTTCTTATGCCATGCCGACAGCTTCATCAACGGAAGATTCGGAAAATTATGACCGTCTACGTCAATTAGTGATATTCTCATTTCTTCTCACCTACGCAAATCTTTCATTTCGGCATTACTTCCTGGAAGTCCTCTATAGACATTTGACCTTTTAACTTTCCTGCTTTTTCCTCTTCCATTCGTTTCTTCTTGTACTCATTATATTTCTTTCTGTACTCATAACTCCTGCCGAAAATGTTCCATGCTGCTTTTACTACATTCGGTTCATAAGGTCTGATTTTCTCCAAATCATCCACAGCTTTGTATGATATAGGGCAACCGCAACATCCTGTTCTTGTCAGTCCGTATACCTCATAAGCATCAGAATACTTGATTCCGTAATAGTTTTTGTACCATTCCTTATCTTTGTCAGATACATAATAAAGAGGTCTCAAACGATACTGTCCGCTTGCAGTCTCAGTGAAGCACAATGCTGTATTATCCTTTCTTGGAACTGATCTCATTCCGCCTTCATCTCTTCGCTCTCCGGTTATCACCATGTCGTATGATTTCTGAACCTTATGAGCAATTTGCTTTTTGCAGTAGTCACAACATTTCGCACTTATCATAAAATCCGGTGGATATTCCTCAATAAAATCACGCATATACTTTGAAGAGTTGATTACTAGCTGAATGTTCGGTCTTGGTTCTCCTTTAGAATTGCAGCAACAAAGAAAGTTGATTAAACTCTCACACTTCGGATATCTTTCTTTCAGTTCTTTTCTCTTTGCCGCTTTATCCTCTGCCTGGTCGTACTCTTGAGCAATAGACAGTGGAACTCCTTTTTTCTGCCAATCTGATAATCCACCAGACATAATCTTTGATACAAATGGAATTCCATATTTTCTCGTGGATTGCACGATATTGATTTTCGGTCTTACTTCTTCAATCTCAACACCATATTTCTCAGCAACATCTTTCACATGGTCTTTTGTTGCTTTCATTTCCAATCCAGTGTTGAAAAACACATATTTGATTGGTGGAAGTTCAAATATCCGTCTCGTCCTTTCAATCAGGTCAATCATAATGTCACTATCAGCACCGCCAGAGTAGGAACAAATAGCATTAGGATGTTCCCTCAATCTTTTTGCGATAATACTCTTAATTGCTTCAAATTTTGCCGGAGAATCAAAGTCTGCATAATCCGGTCTATCTGTGTATACTTTACTTACTCCTGTTTTCATCTTCTCGAAAGGAGCCGATATATCTTTGCCCGGCCGGAGCTCCGTCTCCTTTCTGTATTCTTTTCTAAAATTTTCTTATGTTACTACATGTTCCAATCTTGCCTACTTCCAGAGTTTCCAGCAATCCCATTACTGAACGCTGTTGTTCTTCCGTTTGCGCACCATGCATAGTTGAGTCCTTTATCTCCACTGACTCCTTGCCAGTGCATATTACCTTCATGCAATACAATCAGATCATTCGTACCGTAGTCCTCTTTCGGATTCAGCTCTACATATTTTTTAGCTCCTGTTTTCGTACCGTATCCGCAGTCCTGTACAGTCCTTATGAACTCTTCCGCACTCATTTCTTCTACAGGCTCAAACATTTCATCGGCCCACCAGTACATTCCTCCATCAATATCGAGATGGTATGCAATCGCACCAACTTCTTTCACTATCGCTTCTTCTCCCTCATATTCACGCATATTTATGGCAAAATATACGTCTCCGTACTTTGTTTTAGGAATCAATTTTTTCCTTACTCTAATCTTATCTCCAACCTTATATTTCATTACGTTCTCCTTTCATTAGCTCCTCTATATACAGATCCATACCGTGAACCAACTTGATGCAATTCCCATGTAAAGCATGGTTCCTCCACGAATTATATTTTTCATAGAATTTTTCTTCCGTAAGTTTTCCGGCTTTCACATCTTTAACTAATCTTCGGAATTTCTTTTTGTTCTTCCGTTTGTTCTCTCCCGTTAATTTCCGAATATATTTCCCGTCATCTGTTATGTAATGATGGAATCCTAAATATCGCATTCCTTTCCTTAGCGGTATGATCTGTGTCTTCCCGTTCAATTCCAATCCAAGGCTTTTCAAAAGCCCTCTTATGCACTCAAGACACCATTCTAAATATTCCTTGCTCTGGTGTATCAGATAAAAATCATCCATATATCGACCATATTCAGCAATTCCAAGTTCTCCTGTTACCATACAATCTATTGGATGAACCATAAGCAATGCATATACCTGTCCGGCTTGATTTCCGAGTGGCAAACCTGGATTATTGCTACTATCAATCAATGTATGATTCAGCCATATTGTGTACGGATTTGGAAAGAAACAATCTACAATGTCTTTCAGTATTTCATGGTCAATTTCGTAAAAGAAATGTCTGATATCACATTTCAGTATCCATCCGTCAATGCCATGTCTCTGATAGAAAGATTCCATGTGGTCCCTCAATCCATCTAATGCGTATAACGTCCCTTTTCCTATCTGTCCGGCAGAATTATATTTGATAAATACGTTCTTCAATTTTGGATGCAGAATATTGTCACAAAGTACGTGTTGCACTACTTTATCCTTGAATGAACATGACTCAATCACTCTTTGTTTCGGCTCGTATATTTCAAACCGATTATATGGAGCAACTGTGTATGTCTGATTTTCCAACTGTTCCTTCAGGATATTAATTCCATCTAAAGCAACATTAGAAAATCGAGCAGTACTGCTATTAAATTTTTTACCTGACTTAGCTTCCTTATAAGCTCGGTACAAATTACCGTAATCTGCAACAATATCTTTATCCATTGGCACTCCTTTATATTTACCTCTGCGAGGATGGTCTGTTTCCTTTTTGTATCTTCTCCGATTTCGGCTTGATGCCTACTCTTACTGTCTGCAATACAGAATGGGCGAACCCCGTTACTGTTGTTGTAGTTATTGTTATTGATGTTACCGTCCGGGGAAACAACCGCTTAACAGAAACAAACCTAAATGCATTTATCTTTGCCGGTCTTTCGTTCTCCATGCAATAGCCATGTGCTTTACATCAGATACCATCTTTGACCAATACCCCATACTATCCGAACTGATAATTTTCAATTCATGGGACATTTCTATGTAGAACAACAATTCATCGCAATAAGTAATTGCTTTCGTTTGCAGTTCCAAGCGATCTCTTTTGTAAGCTTTAATGTCTGTCCTGTTTGCTTCAAAAAGTATTTCATAGATTTCCATTGACTTATTTTGCATTTTGTCAACAAGCGAAAATCTAAATTTCTTTGGATATCTGTTGGCGTTACTGGTTACTCTTAATGTATGAGTAGCCAACTCTTTCGCTTTCAGAATCACTTTTAGATCATTCTCTGCCATTAATCATCATCTTCCTCAGATTCAAAGATTGAAGAGGAAAAGATACAAAATGGGCGAAACCCGTAACCGTAGTCGTAGCTAAAGCTATCGATGTGACCGCCCGGGGAAACAACCCGAAGACATGTGCTGTCATTATTACATGGAGTGCTATCCGGTGTAATTGTCCACCAATATCTATCAGTACTCGGAAGAAACTTTCTATACTTTCTGTACTCATCTACAGAAATAAGGGAAACGAGATCTTTGCAAGTCCCATATTCTGTCTGACCGTCCATTGAGAGCAGATCACGCTCAAATCCAACTAATGCTCCTTTTCCAAGCTCATCTTCGATCTTATCTTTTAAATCTGTATTCAGTTCTTTCCGAAGATCGCTACATTTCCAATTATTGCAGCTACCATCAAATTTTCGGTCTTCACCATAAAAACCATCTGAAATTACAAGATATCCCTTTTCGAGCTTGTCCAATACTCTCCATGTAATTCCTGCAACCGTAATCGTCTCTCCTACTTCCGGCTTCTGATATTTCTTTTTCAGTTCATCATAAGCAGCGTTTAACTTTTCAAGATTTTCTCCAAATTCTTTTAATGTCATCATAGTTTTAGTCCTCCTCTACTTTAGATACAAAGATATTAGATTTTAAGATACAAAATGGGCGAACCCCGTAACTGCGGCTGCAGTTACTGAAATTGAAGTAACCGCCCGGGGAAACAATACAAACCCATGAAGTATCGTTATTGCATTTTGTACTGTCAGGAGTTAAAGTCCACCACCAATATTTTTCATTTGGAATCAATTCACGATATTTTCTGTACTCATCAAGACTAATAATTGATACCTTATCTTCACATGATCCATATTCCTTCTGTCCATCTAACGAGGTTAACACCCTCTCGAATGTAACTACATGATCTTCTCCAATTTCATCAACCAGCTTTTCATAGAATTCTTTATTGAGATATTTTCTAATACTGCTTTCCTTCCAATCATTGTTTGTCCCAAAATCAAAAGAATCTTTTATTCTTTCGGCTAAACAAACAATACCTTTATCTGTCCTATCCAGCATTTTCCATGTAAGTCCGGCTAACTCGAACGTGTCTCCAATTTCAAGACTACGAAATTTTTCACCCTTTAACTCTGATTTTATTTCACGTAATTCATCTTCTAATTTTCGTACTTTTTCTTCTGAAATTTTATTTGTCATATCTTCAATCTCCTTTATTCATCCACTCAAACGCTTTGCTCATGCCACCTATACCACTTCCAAAGATTCTTCTTACACAAACTGTGTGTATCAACCTGTGTCCTCTATGGCTCATGCTGTTATCAATGCACGCTGGTTCTCCGCAAATCACACAGCGAAAACGGTTCTCGCTAGAACGTTTCAAGCCTGTCTTATTAAACACTTCAAGATTCTCTCTGTCGATGCTTACATAGTCCTCATGTACTTTAACGTCCATCACTTCACCTCATTCGCAAGCTGGAATCCCATTCTCGCTGCATTTCTAAGGTTGTCCTTAATCAGCGACTTATTTGGCTGTCTGTTGGAACACAACCATTGCATGTCTCGGTCATCCTCCCAGTCTTTGGCATTCCATTCGTCCAAATACTCACACTCAGCTTTCGCCACCTGTAAGCATTGAATCATGTAATCTATCTTTTCTCCTGTGTTCATGACTACTCCTTTACTACGCATCTGCGCTCGCTGATTGCATAATATTTTCCATCATGCTCTGAACAGTATTTCTTAAGGATTTCTGCCTTTTTCGCATCTGTTGATTTGAAATCAGTTCCAACCTTTTCTTCGTGTTTCAAGGTATGAGTATCAGCTTCGATAATCAGCACACACCACGTAATCTCCGTCTCAACCTCTTTTTTCTCATGCTCTTTCTTCTGCTGTTTGAGGATTTCAATAACTCGTTCTGGGTATTTCTTCGAGAACTCATTGCAGGAAGTACCCGTACCATTATTATGATTACTGAGTTTACAGTCACAGCAAGAAGTGTTGACACACATTTCAGACCTAAGCATAATTGCTTCTTCCGCTGTCAGTTCATCCTCGACTAATCCATCAAACATTTCGTCTGTCCAGCTCCATCCTTCCTCATCTTCTTCAATCTGGTAGCAAGTTTGGCCAACTTCCGAAATCGTTACTACATTTCCCTTATAGTCCATCATTTCTTCCACAGTGCACTTACTTCCGTAACTGACATCATTTTTCAAGTCACTTCTAACTATTACCTTGTCTCCAACTTTGTATTTCATTATTTACTTCCTTTCACCTTACACAACCGCTCTATCTCATTCAGGACAGCCAGTGCGATATTCTTCGCAAATTCCGTCTTTCCGTTCTCGTAATATATTTTGTCAATCACTTCGCTGATCTCAACTTGAACCGTATCTGAATAATCGCCATTCTTCAAAAATTCATTGAACGCAAGCCAATTCTGCGTAATCACTTTGTAATACTTTTTTCTTTCTTCTTCCGTCATATTCTCACCTACTCAAACGGAATCTTTAGTTGATCCGCCTCGCTGAATCCGTCTTGTTTCGCCCATCCATACTCTACGGTTAAATCATCATTTTCACCGTAAATTCTCTTGGATCGCTCATCATACATGACGAGAAATCCTTTTGTATTGATTTTCCCAAACAATCTATTTTTCGGGACTGTGACTCTTCGATACGCATTGCTCAATTCGTTATCCTTGCTGTATCCAATCACCAGTGAAGCAAGATTTGATATGTCTCCTGCACCGCTGATTTCGTCTGTCTCATTCGTGGAAAAATTGTTCTTCCTCTTATGAGCTACAAGCAAAATCAATACATCGAATTGCAATGCCATCCTCGCAAGTTTTTTCACAAAAAGACTTTGCTTTTCGTACTTATCAGTTCCTTTTTCTGCATCTAAATCAATCGCAGTCATTAAATTATCAATCAGAACAACATCTATTCCGTATTGTAGAACCGTTTGCTGTACGGTTTTGCACAGATCCTCTTTCTCATCTCCATCGACAATCGAACTGTCATAAATAAACGCTTTTCCTCGATACCAGGCATTAATCAACTCTTGATTCTGATTGGAAATCTTTCTTGAAACATCTCCAAATCTGTTTGTTGTTTCGATGATGTGCTGCGGACCGGCTATCTGAAAATCAAGCCACGCTTTAAACAAATAGTTTGGAAGCTCACCGGAATAAGCAAACACCTTATGTCCGGTCTCAATCGCCCTGCCTACAATCTGACTTGCAAGTGTTGACTTTCCCTCACCCGGCTTTCCAGTAATAAGAACTACACCGCCAAAAGGAATGCCACCGTATAACAGGCGATTGCACTCGTTGACCGTAGAGTCCAGCTTTTTCAAACTGTATATATCAACGTCCTGCACGTCAGACAGCTCTTTAACACGCCTCACAGGCTCAAATTCGGCATTTTCTACCGCTAGCCGAACATCTTCATGTCCATGCTTCATTAACAGCTCATTTGCGTCTTTACAGCCCTTATAGTCCTCTTCCCGGACGTGTTTAATCTTGTTTGGAAATCTTCCCTTCAATTCCGGTAGCAATGTCATATGCCCTTTTTCAAAATCTCCAAACACTACAATCTCTTGGAATTTGTTCACCCAGTCAAAACAATATGGAATCCAGGTAAATCCCTTTGCTCCGTTCGGAACGCTCACGGCATTCTTTATACCGGCTGTCGCTACGGAAAGGCTATCTAACTGCCCCTCCGTAATCACAAGCCTTGTGAAGTCCTTGCATTGCTTCATCCCAAACAATATCGGCTTACAATCGCGTTCACACCATTCCTTGTTCTTATCTACTTCCTTGTTGAAGTCGGTTTTGCGGTATTTGACGAATTGCATCTTCCCATCTCCGTCATAGAACGGAAATACGAGTATGTTGTCATGATCCTTTTGAGTGGTAATTTCATACTCATGAGCAACCTCAGCAGATATTTTTCTGCTTTCCAAGTAAGCAACTGCCGGCTCTTTTGGAACAATCGGCTTGTCCGGTGTCTTCAATTTCCTGTATTGCTTTTTCGGCTGGTAATATTCCATTACCTGCTGCCCCAAACTGAAATCAAAATCTCTTGCAAGACTGATCATATTTCCGGTAACACCGCAGCTCTCTCTCAAACATTTAAACTGACCGGTTGACAGATTAATGGAAAAAGTGTTCTTGTCCTTTTTATCTCCACCGTGACAATACGGACAGAACCTTGTGAATTTCAATTCATCACCGTGTTGTCTTGCAGGCTCTCCAACATATCGGGCGAAATCAAAAGCATCTTCCGGCTTAAATTTGTAATACATCAAACACCACTCTCCTGAATTTTTTTCAACCAATCAGGATGTTCGCTTAAGATTCCATAATCAAGTCCTTGTCCATCGTAAATAGCACCCGCATCTTCTAACTGCTTGCGGAAACTCGATTCCAAACAGGAAAAACGGTCACAAGGTTCTCTTGGTTTTTCTAAGTCCTCCGATTCCTGCCCCCAGTTTTCATCCAAATAATCAACATACCCACTGTTGAAAAATGTGCTTCCGTGCATCCAATATTTACGATCTCTACCGCTGTCACTCATATCTTTCAAGAATCGATCAACACAACGTCCAATCTGATCGTATCCGATTTTTTGAAGTGCTTTCTTCCTTGATGTTGATACCTGCCCTTTCCCTTTTTTGATTGGATATAACTTCCAAATAGATTCAAAGAAGTCATCAAGTGATTGTTCATCGTGCAGTTTTTCTGCACTATATATACTATTCTTTTCTTCTCTATTCTTCTCTATTCTATTCTGGGTATCTGAACGGTCTACCAACGGTATACCAACCGGTAAAACGTCCGAAGATTCCACGGCATTTCTAAAGGAATATCTGCCATTCGGTTGCACTGTTAGATGTGATTTTTCTTCCTGGTAAATCGTTTCCGTGTATCTGTCTTTCCTCAAATAATTATTAATTCTCCAATGCTTGATTACACAGATCCCGTCTGGAAACTGTATGACAAATGATTTCGCAACAAGCAGATCGTAATCATTCTGATTTGCACCGATGATCTTCATTACCTTTTTAGCGTTGTTCAAAAATCCATCATCATCAGCTCTCATGGATAGATGGAAATACAATGCTTGTGTTGATAATGGCATTTCTAAGAAAGCATCTGAATCAACAATTTGTTTGGAGAACATTCTTTTTTCTGCCAACTATTCCACCTCCCGTTGAAGCAGTTCAATAACTTTTGCTCCCTGTTCAGAGTTACTGCAAAATACGAACTCTACTCCGTACTTCTTCTGCATAGTTTTACACGCTTTCATGAGCGTTTCGCCTTTAGTTGCGGCAGGATACCTCTGTGTACGCCTATATATTGGATTTCCACTCTTGTAATGACCAATCACATCATCTGTACGCTTCATCACAAAAAGTCTCGGATTTTTCCATCTATAAAGCTCGTCAAGAGATCGGATTGTCCGATTGTAAATATCTTTTGTTCCCGGAATCAAGCCACCGGCATTCTGTACCAACACATACAGCTTAATTCCGTTGTTCTGAGCCAGTATGCATTCATCACGGAATCTTGCGTGCTGTTTACCGCAGATATCCCCCACAAGTTCCTGAATATCTTTCTTTGTGTCAACAGTCACATTGTACGTTCCGAGGAAATCCATTTTTTTTACCGGAATCCCACGTTCTTTCTTCCGGTTAATTACATCCGCAACCTTTTCGTTGGCAATAATGTAATCACCACATGGAAGAGGCATAGTCAGGACCTCAATTCCTTGCTTTTGCCAATAATTCTCTTTGGCAGTATGTTTACCTTTCTGCTGCCCTTTATCGCTAATTAGTATCAGTTTTCTCACCTGCCTTAAGTTCTTTTCTTCGTAAATATCTCTGATGTTCCCGCTCCTTTACCGGTATTTTCTTCGGACACCACTGCGGACAGCACGTCACTTTCTGCAAAATCAACCGCATTTCTGGGACGCACAGTCTCTTAAAACCTGTACCCTTATCTAATTTGACAAGGGTACATTCATTGCATTCGTCACAATGAGGAAGTGATTCTGCCACCTTGCTTCTATAATCCCTCTGCTTCTGCCTATAAACTTCAGGATTCGCATTCCAGCGTCTTCTCTTAAGAAGAGCATTTACGTTATCAACAATGCAATCCTCATATTGGCATTCATAGCAATTTGGATACGAACAGTCCTTTTTTCCAGCCATTCCGCTTCTCATTCTTTCTCCTTATATATTCTTCACGGCTTATCCCATCCGTCATATTAACGTCCACTCTCTCACCGGCTAAAGTGCCATTGTATTTGCAATCAGGATATGGGCACTGAAAGCAATCGGGATGGCAACAATACTCCGGTCTTACTCCGCTTGACATTGCATCTCCTTAACTAAATGGTAATTCTTCATCCATTCCATCCGGGATATTCATAAACCCGTCCGATGCCGGAATTGATCCACTTCCTGCTGACTGCTGATTCTGCTGATTGGCTGCTTTGCTTTCTGCAAACTCCTGTTCTTCCACAACTACATCTGTTGTATACACCTTGTTTCCGTCCTTGTTTGTGTAGCTTCCGGTCTGAATACGCCCTGAGACAGCAACTTGCATTCCTTTGCGGAAATACTTCTCTGTAAATTCAGCCGACCGTCCAAAGACAACACAAGGAATAAAATCCGCTGTCGGCTCACCGTCTCTT